CGATGCCGCCATTTTCAGGCATTTCCTTGCCGAATTGTTCACCAGCAACCGTTTCATCCTTGCCCTTGCCGCCGCCATTAAACATTGCTTTCAACTCTTCCATATCGGCATCAGCAGCGTTCATTTCTTCCTCTTTGCCGTCCAACATGCGGTCCAACGCATCATAGAAGCGTTTGCGGTCCATTGACTTTGCATCTTTGCCAGGGGCCGCATCCTTGCAACCCTTGCAATCGTCATTGGAACAACCTTCTTTGTGCATTGAAGCATCTTTGCCTTCTGCTTTCTTTTCTTCTTTCTTTTCAACTTCAGAAACAAGCGCATCCATTGCAACAGAAATTTCTTCAGGTGTTGCTGTTTTGGCCCATTCCGCAATCTTCGTCTTTGTTGGCTTATTCAGCAATCTATCCAAAAATGCGCTCATGTTAAATACTCCATTCTGAAGTGAAGATGCTATTGAATCTTTTAATGAAGCTTCAGGCCCCGCCCTTCCAACATTGACTATTGCAACATGATTACCAACAATATCAACTTGTAAGAGCAAATCCCCTTGCTTCAGGACATGATAATTGTACCCACAAGATAGCTCCCTAAGTCCAGCATTTATTTTGCTGATCAGAATTCTTGACTTAATCACTAAGTCTGCAAGCAAAGGCCAGTCACCCGAATCCAGGGGTTCCGGCCCCTTCCGAACATTCGTTATCTGCCCTTGCTCATGTTCCTTGACTGTATCCAGGGTTAGAAGTTGATCGGGGTGACCATCGGTTATTGATTTGGTTTCAAACGAAGCGATTGTTTTAGGATTGAAAACTTCATTTTCAGAACGATAAATTTCTATTTCATCGTTTGGCGCTAACGTAACGCCTTGCGAAGCTAACTCTTCCTGATTTAATTCAGAACCTTTGTATTTCTGAAAACCTGTTCTGCCAATTACAGCGTTCTTAAAAATGAGATAGCCTTCGGGAGTTTCAACCCGATTATCGGACAATCTAACGCCGTAATAAGCTAAACCCATTGTATCCTTTTAATTCAATGTACAAATAACATTCACAGTTCCGCCGCTTGCAGTTGTTGCGGAATGAGTAATAGTTACAGAATTTGTTCCAACCGCCGAAACATAATCGGCCAATAAATCAGCACTTGCTGTAACATTCGTCGGACTAAATACACAATGGGATGAAGATGTTGCTCCGGTTACTGTAATTGCATCTGAAGACGCAGTTGTGTAAGTTCCGCTTCCTTTAACAATATTGGCGTTAATTGTTACATTACCAGTTCCGCCGGATGGTGATATAGTAATTCCAGTTCCAGCGGTAATTTGACTAACTGCCCCGCTAGAACTAGCTATTGTATTGCCCTTGTAGGTAAGAATAGTTCCGTTGTCAACAAGTCCTGAAGGGGAATAAACACAAAGGCCCCCAGAAAATTGATTGCACATAGGCAACGTTCCAAGCGTTGTTGGGTTGATGAAATATGCACCGGAAAGAAAACCGCCTTGCGCCATGCAAACAACGGCACATAAAACCAAACCCAATCCAATCCAAAAACGCTTTTTCATATCGCCCCCAGGTGCCTACAATCATGCCACTAATTGAAGGGGAATTCCAGAAACAAGCAAGAAATCCTTCCTCGATAATCTCTTGATTGATCCGTGAATGTAAACCTTATGGGGCCAGGATAAGCCCGAAAGACTCAATACCGGTAATGCAGGGCAACGGCAGTTATAAATTTCCCCGGCATGATAATGACCAACGCTCTTTTCATGTGCCAATGATTCAGGCGAAGGAGGATCATTCCAATTAATAAGAACGCCGTTCATAATTTTATGCGAAGGTCTAACTCTTGCATCATGGGACGTTTCCCATTCATACCAATTTAAACCAATTGATTCGGCGCGAACACGAGTTATTGCCGTATCAGTCTTAGCAACTTCGGTTCGAGCAATCCTTTGCACTTCAAAATTCTTCAAGTGTTGCATGTAAGGTTTAATATCTTTCATTATGTCTTCAGAACGTCTACCTTTCATTGTTTCGCGTTGTATGTAGGCAGTTGTACGTTCTGCAATGTTGTTAGGCAAAGTGGAAATATATTCTGCATTTGACTGAACTATTCCCGTTATTCGATCCCCTAACCCGCCTTGCAATTCTTTCTTCAACATGTTGTATATAAATCGGCCCTTGCTTGCCTTCGTTGCCGCTTGCCTCCAGGATCGGGAATTGCCTTGTGCAACCATCGTTACCATTCTCGCTGCTAATCTCGTTGCATTGCCTTGAATAAAATTTCGCAGTTGCGAGAATTCGATCATCCTTTGATTGATTTCGCCTAACGTTTGAGCGGAAGGCAATATAAAGAATCGATCTAACAAGCGATTAATTTCTCGCTGATAGATTAACTCAAATCGTGTTGGACGATGGAAAGGTGAGTTCATTTAGATTCCGCCGCAACAGCTTTATTTGCAAAAACTCGTTTTAATCCATTGTCTTTAACTTTACTTGCCAATTCTCGCCAAACTTTAGCAGCATCTTTGTATTTTCCTTGTGATTCTAAATCTGTTCCACGTCCAACTAATGTTTGTAAAGGATCAAAAGCATCCATTCCATCGGCCCCGCCCGTTTCTTCAAATTCCGCCGTTCCCGCCTTAGCTTCGCCTTGTTCAACTTCAATTGGCGGTTGTGGTTTATCGTCTGCCGCGTCAATGTCTTCCTTAGAAATATTGGAATGAATTTCAGTCTTGTCAGCAAGTTGTTTATATTCCTGCAATGTATGACGCTGTGAAGTAACACCGGCATTAAATGGAGCAAGTATTGCTTCGCCTCCATCCTTCGCCAATGTTGCTTTTTGTTCTTCGCTAAGAACCCTGATTGATGGAAACATCAAATCAAGATCATCGGGAACTTCACCGAATTCAGACATACAAATTACAGGATAAAGTTGTTGTGTTAATTGTGGTTTCAAATCAGTATGTTGCGCTTGTGCAATTGCTTCCTCATAATTGCGTTCATCAGCTTCGTTTACTTGCCCCAGGCCCGAAGGATTCTTACCAAACAACTTTGAATAAGGTATTGCCGGAATACTGGATGCCGCTAATGCTATTTCAAAGCGGTCCAATACATCGGCAATTCCACCAAAGGTGTATTGATGGGATTCAAGATGCCCTTCTTTTCCAAGCAACAACATTGATTGATTAGACAGTAACTCGTTTTGCGCTTGCATTGCATTTGCAAAACGAGTTAACGCCGCTCCACCGGCAGTAGCACCGGAAAGCAATTGCGCCAATTCTGGATTAACTTGAGTTAATAATTGTGCACGAAAAAGTAATTGAAGAATGCTCCAGGAAGCATTATCCCTCTTTCGCATTTCTTCCATGATCAACTCAATAATACTTATTCCCCAATATTGATTAGCTTCATGTTCGGGCGTTGGAACATCCGGCCCTGTAAATCTTAACACTCTTGAAGCATGAATATCGAACAATGGATCGTTACCGTTTCTTCCATAAACGGTGTAAAACTCCGGCAATCCAAATGTTGAAGGAGATTCAATATCTTGCGCTTCATTTCCTTTCGGTGTTATTCCGCTCCACCGATCAAATACAATTAATCCTTTATAACTGCCAGGATTGACCATATCCAAGTCTAAAGGTTTATCAAGAATATTTTCATGCCCTTTGATAACCATTAATGCCCCGGCCCCGCCAAACAAACGTGCCCATGTTAAAGCTTTCTTCGTTTTCTGTTGCGTCAATGTTCGCGCAATAGTTCTATCGACATCACTCATTTGTTCAGGTGTAAGTTTGCAATTAAGACGGGGCCATGCCTTCGTCATATCCATTGCAGGAATCTCAACAATCTTTCTTGGAATCCAATGATTTCTAAATAGAGTAATCATCAACCAATAATTGTTAGTCCAGCGTTCTAAGGTATATTCAACACCTTCAGCAACACTTGGGGTTCTATGGCCCATTCTTGCCGCTGGATTTGAAAAAGCATCTTTGCCTACAGATACAAGGCTATTGGGGGCAGCAAGGGCGCGATCCGCAAAACTACGATAGGTATTAATCATTCTAGGCATTGTTAATCCCTTCCTATGCCGCAAGTGCTAACGTAATTCTCCAGGCCGGAACCTTCGTTTGAACAAAATAACGTAGAGCGTCGGGCGCGTGATCATGTTGTTTCAAAGGTTCGTCAACTCCTACCTTTTGTTTATTAGGATTCCAAACATAAGAACCTAGCTCAGCATACAGGTGTTCGCAACGTTTGTGTATCCTAATCTTTCTTTGTGCTAAAAGGGAAGCTGTATTTCTTATACCGTTCTCAACATCGTTATCGGCGTCACAATGCCAAACGCCTTTTAACGTCATTTCGGCTTTAAGACTTGCCGCTGAAGGATCAACAATACATTGTGCTTTAGGTGCAAACTCATCCCGAAACTTCATTAAATCTTCAACGTATTGTCCATCTGTTTTTTGTTGTTGCTCTTCTCTCGAATCCCAGTAATACTCTCGATCAATCCAATAAGTAACACCGTCATCAATTACATGCAAAAATACAGTTGGATTGCCAGTTCCGTAATCAATAGGTATGAACATTTCAACAAATCCGCCAGAATTACTCAATCCTAATGGTCGCGTCGAATCTTCGTATAGCAAACTATCGTCAATTACATCTTTATAAATGCCGCCTTCCGCCATAACCCATTCATCATCTATCATTCGTTTTTTGAAAACGCCTTTGAACATGCTTTCAAATTGAAGTATCTTAGCTTCGGATAGGGACAAGTTATCGCGCATAGTGAATCGAATAACACTCACTAATTCACTGTTGATTTTCTCTGCATTATTTATGTAGTCTTTGTACATATAATGATAAGGCGAATCAGCGTTGGTTGTACCGTATAAACGCGCCCCTTCGGGACTCATTCGAGATAACATCATTTCAAAAAATGTTTGAGGAATCTTAACTAATTCATCTCCGTAAGCTATACCTACAGTTGAACCGCGAATATACTTTTCCGATCCTTCATCCTTAGCACCGACAATCCGCCATTGAGCATTACCAATCCACAATTCTCCACTCTGTCTATTGTAGGAATATCCTTTTGTTCCAACAAAATTGAATACATCATTCAAGATGTTGTGATATATGGTTTCTTTCGAGACTCCAAACATTACCCTTTCACCCCCAGGATTGTAGGTATTCAGACCAAAAATAATCTTGGGAATCATTGTCCAGTTTTTACCAGAACGAACCGGCCCCCGAAGAATGTTAATGAAGCTATCATTCTCCGGTCTACGTCTGATAAATTGTCTTGATTTTTCAGTAAACGCGGCCATTAAACAACACCTTCCAATTTTCCTATTTCATCTTCGTTTAGAACCATTGCGGCAAGTTCTTTCAAGCGATCATCAGAACGCAGTAGGTCGTTCTTACTAGGCATAGTCCAACCGCTGATCTTAGCGTATTCAGCAAAGGCTTTAACACGGTCTGCCGGATCAACTAAAACACTTGTTCCAATCCTATGCAACTCAGTTAGAATGATTTCTTTTTCAATTGGAGTTTTATCCAAGCGATCTATCTCGGCAATAACAACAGGATCAACAGGCCATGTTTCTGCAATGTGCAAAACAAACAAAGGATACTTCATGCAGTCTTCAGTACCTACAATTTGCTTTGCAATCATAGGTTGAGGATTCAAACGCAATTCACGCGGAACTCTCTGCAAGAGTCCAGCAAACTGCAATTTGTAATCCAATTCCGTCATTGTAAGATATTAACCTAGAAAAATGAAAAGCGGTCAACCCTTGCGAGTTAACCGCCTTCATATCACCCAGGCGAAGAAGGTTAAGCTGTCTGCCCTGTAGCTGCCTTAAAATCTGTTGAAATGTCAACACCGGCAGTTTTAGCGAGTTTAGCGGAATCATTGAACAGCGCAACAATTGCCGGTCCATCGGTAACAAGAGCCGCAAGAACACCAGCATCAGCCGCAAGGTTGACACCGCCCCCGGCAACGGCAATAGCAATTGCCGTCGCTAAGGTTTTGCATTTAAGAACATCGGAAGCAACTGTTCCTGCTTCCTCTGCCAAAGTTGGAAATTGTTCTTTCAAATCATCGGCTACAACAATTCCGCGATGTATTGTTGTTACAGCTAAATCAATGGTGTCATGTACTCCAATGTGAACCCAATGGCCTAAGTGTTCAAATCCGTCAATGATTGGGTCTTTGCTGTAATTAGGATCATCAACGCTCATATAACCCTTTCCGAAAAGGTAAGGGAGAATCTAAAAGATTCTCCCCGTTGATGTTTCTGTTAACAACTTAGGAAGTGAAATCCCCGGCGATCTTTTCCCCGTCTGTAACAACGGTTTCGCCTTCAGGAATCAAAGCTTCCAAATCGGAAATAGCAACGGAAGTCAATCCACCGCTCTTGGCATCGTTGACAAGCTTCTCCACGCCGTTAACAAACGCTACAACAGCGGTTGCTTCTGCGGGAACATCGGTGATCAATCCTTCAACATTCATGGTTAAAATTCCTCCGGTTAGGTTAATGGTTGATTCTTAGGGTTGATTCAACTGCCACTATTAGCAGTTGAACCCGATTTACCCTTCAAGTAACAATCTTTTCCATGCTTCAGCATTTCATTTCGGGTATAAATTGGAAAATTCCAATCAAGCAATATCTTTCCAGGCAATGCAGCCGGTTGCGGTGGGCATGGCGGTTCATTCTCACCGCCGCAATCCGTCAAAATCGGTTTAGGTGACATTGCTATTCCTCAAATGAATGAAGCGATTGCTTTTGAGTTTGCTGTTCATGTGTCAACGGAATAATAGGCCGCATGAAATCCCTAATTGTTACCATTCCTTGCATTATTGTTAAAAGAATTCCTAATGCAATAACTGCCATCCACATTCCTTTTTGTTTAGCAATGTAATCTCGCGTTTCTTGAATGAATCCAACTTGACCGTTGGAATAAAGATCATGTTTCATTCTATCTTGCTCCGATTCTAGCGTTGCAAGCCTAGCTGTTACGGGCGGATTATCCTTGCCGTTTCCTTCATACATATCAAGCCAAAGTTTATCTATTTCTTTGCAAGATTCTGCCATCAATTCACCGCCGTTTGAAATAACGTTGCTTCAGCTTTGCGCCTGTTAACAAGACCGGATGAAATATTAGGCCCCGCGTAAATCCACTTACCAAACTGCAATGCGGCCCCGTTGTAATCACCGCTGTTCAACAAATGAAGTAACGTTGAAGTTCTTAAAGCATTAGCCCCAACGTTGAACGTAAAAGTAACCAACGCATTGAATTGATTTTGATTAAGAATAACGGTCACTAGATCGTGAACCGCCTTCGATCCCCACATTACATCTTCCTCGAGAGATTGGGTAGCCTGTTGTTCGCTCCAGGTTAGGCCAGGAATGACTTCCGGCCCCGTATGACCATATCCTATAGTCCAAACTCCGCGAACGTCCCTATAGGCGTTTAAACGCAAAGCTTCAAACTGTTCCAACAACGCCATTCCTGAAGGTGACAATTGAAGTTGATCGTTAGGCCCCGGCATTGCCGAAGTATAGAGGTAAGGGCGATCCCAGGGCAAACAAAACCGGCCCCGTTGATTGGGGGCCGGTTAGCGATTGGGATTTTGATTAAAACTAATCCAGTTAAACACCGCTGTAGCGTGCGAACTGTTCGCCTTCAACTTTGACCATTCCTTCAAACTTTGCGGGTTCGCGCCAATCTAGCAATTCTGCCACCAACCGAGCACAACGCCGCCGATAAGCATTATGAGCGCCTTCGAGATTCATCATAACCAATGTTTCGCGTTTCCCAAACTGCCAAGGGCGGTAATCGCCATGCTTGTGGACTGGCTCATCATTGCGCCCCACGAACGACCCGGGAAGGACCGCATCCGTTATCGTGCAGCATTCAGATTTGACATAAGCATAAACTTTGTTTTTCATGTTGTGAATTCCTCCAGTGATTTCAATAATGCCATTGTCAAGTATTATTTCAACTATTTTCAATTAAAAATAGAACGGCCCTAGTCCAGGTTTGGATTAGGGCCGTTCTGCAAATTCAATGTTCACCCATTAGGTTACCCATTCAAGGGCATCGTACTATTGGGCCATTGCCCGAACGAAACATTGAACTTGATCCTTTGTTACGCGATCCGAAACACTCGCGCTCCGTCTGCCGCTTCAACAAACGTTGATCCCTGATAGGTCTGACCGGCAGTAACCTGCCGCAACGTGAACTTCTTCGTTGCAACCAATTCGGGCACTTGAACACCCTTGCGATTGGCCTTCGTCTTGACAGTTCCATCAGGATTGGTAGCTTCAACGCTGAAACGCCGCGTTGCGCTGGAAACGGTTGATGCGAATGTTTCCCAGGGCTTCGGATAACCAGCGGTTGCGGCAACAAAGAACGATTGCCCAACGGCCATCTTCGAGAAGGGGTACTCTTCCGTCTTCTTTCCGCCCCGCTTTGCAGGTGCTAGCGGAATCCCATCTAACAGCGAATAAGAAACAGCAGCAACAGGTTCAACAGGGATAACAGCAGCCGGCCCCGCCGTGTGACTTTCAAGCAACTTCTGTGTTGCCCTTGCAGCGATCTTGCCATCTGCCGTCTTGATTGTCGGATTGACTTCGATATGTCCCGCTTCAACCAACGCGGCAACGTGTTCCGGGTTGACAAGTGAATAGCCTTGTTCACTCTTCGTATCAACAACGATAGTGTTCAAGAGCGCAGTGTGATCAACTGTCTTATTCTTCTTCGCCATTTTGTTTAATCTCCATGCCTGATTAGGCCGTGAGTTCAATTTAAGCGTTGCCGGTTCCCTTGTCAAGCTATTTTCCATCTTTTATTAGCTGTTCAATCATTTCCTTGCGCTTTTTGCACATTGGACAATCCTTACCATACCTACAAAGATCAACAGGCCGAATGGTGCGAATCTTGCCATGTCGCGTTAGATGCACTTCAAGTTTGGTTCCACACTCCGCCAAGAACTTTCGTACAGTGTCAAAGGATTGTGGCGATCTATCGCAAATGTGAACGGTGATTGTAGGCATTGGAACGGCATCTTGCAAGGTGTATGTCGAAATACTCATTTTCCCAACTCCAAATAATAGATTAAAAAATCTCTTGCTTCAATCCAGGATCGTGCAACAGCAATAGCGTAACCCTTCGCTGCTAAGTTATGCTCCCAAATCTTTTGTTCGTCTGATTGTTGATTCTTTTTGACTTTCATTTCAATCCAGAATCCGTGATAAGTTCCACGCGGGATTGGGAGAAATATATCTGGAACCCCAGGTTTAACGCCTTCTGCTTTTAAATGTCCCGCTTCTATTTTGTTTCTTGATCCACCGTTAGGTATATGAAACATCATTTCTAATTCAGGAAATTTAGACCGTTGATCCGGCAATGCGGCCCAACAGAACAACGCCGTTTGATGAGCCGCTTCGGTTCCTGCTTTAGCTAAGTCTTCTGGTGTTGGCGGCATTACTTGAAATCCTTTCTTTTGTGCCGGCCCCGGTTGTACTTCCCAGGGCCGGTCATGCCTCTTGTATCGAATTGTAGTTGTTCCGTTGGAGTTTGGTTCCCGGTCCACCGCGTTACACCGGGACAATACAAGCAAGAAATCCTTTACCGGATGGGCGCATTAAGGCATCGTCAACGGTATTCGTTGCGGCCAATGTGGATTCCGGCAGTTCCACAATCCCAATGTAAATCCAAATCATTCTTCAATTCCCCCAGGGTAACAAACACCAAAGGCAAGCAAGCAAATATCCAAGAATCATCAATCCAACAAACTTTAGTGTTGTCCTGATTATCCAACCAACTTTTTCAGGTGTTGTTGCAACACTCCAACAAACTTCTTCAACGCCGCGTTCTTTGGAATAGTAGTTGTAAGTTGGAACTTTGATTTTCATAGTTTGCTACCTCGTTCCAAAAAATTGATGTGATTTGTCCAACCTTCAGACGAAGGACTAACTAAGCCGCCCCGTCTCGTATCGTTGTTAGTCCAACCGTTTGAAGCAGCAAGACGAGTTGCTACAACCTCTGTCGAACAATTAGCTTTTTCTATTTGTTCATTAGCTATACGACGAATTACAGAGTTACCGTTTTCGGTTATCGAATCTATGGTTCTGCTCAATATATCTTTATAAGGTAATCCTATTGTTCCTTCAAACGCCCATTCTTTAAGCGTTGAATTATGCAGGTTAACCACTTCAAACGCCGTTTCCGCATCCTTGAAGGTTCCAACCCAGGCCCCTTCCGAATCATGCACGATATGTTTGTTGATTGTACCTACAAGCCATTCCATCAGCGGCCAACTTTCGCAACGCCGTTAAGATTGGAACGTCCGGCTGCATATTGGGTTTCAATGGTTAGAGCAATCATTTCATCAATTGCCAGGGGGTTAGAATCGAACCAATTGTGAAGCTTTCTAGCTTCTTCAAATGGCAACGTTGCAAGGAATCGCCGTAGAACTTCAGGCATTTGGGAAATCCTTTCCTGTCTAGCGGTCTTTTGCTGATAAATTGACTTGACACTAAACCGGCCTAACCTGCCCTGTCAAGAGCTAAATTAGGCCGGTCGTGTGGGAATCCAGGTTTTTACTAGGTAACGTCTGCTAATCAATTCTGCCGTTGCTCTAGTTGCGTTAAGCATTGCAGAAGTCATTGCATCGTCGTAACCAATGCCGCCTTCGGTAATGGCATTAACAAATAGTTCGGCAGTTACCTTTACGAAGAATTGCTCTTCCATTGGGTTGAGAGTGAACTCTTGATTGATGCCATGCAAGCCAACAACAGGAATGCGGATTTTCATTTGATAGCCTCAAGGCAAGCTAACAAATCTCATTGCTTGCCGATCTGTTGTGATTGTGAAAGTTCCATCCGGCCAATGAATCACCGAATCACCATCAGGCGTTCCGTTGTGTTCAAGAATACCAATGCAAACATTAACTGGTGGAGTTAGACGTGTCCATTTCAGTCTCGCTCCGCTATCCAGGTTGCGAACTTCACTTTGCAGGATCATTTTGCCCCTACCTTGAATGCGCCGTAAGCGAAGATTGCCAAGCAAAGCAGCAACGCCGCTGCAAACACATCAGGAATAAACACCCAGGCACCGATTGCAGCTCCAACAACAAAAACCCCAAACCGGCCCATTCTCTAACCTCTTTCGACAAATTCAGCAATACGACCATTAACCAACTGTTCTTTCTGCCTCAACAGTTCACCATTGCTGATTCGCGTTGGCCGCTCTTGTTCGTAGCTTGGAACGAGAAGCGGAATCGGTTGATAAACTTCTAAGGCTTTATTCAAGGCATCTGCTGATCCGTAACGCTTCGCTTGCCATGCGGCTAACCGTAGCTTCCAACCTTCAGCAATGAGAATGTTGCGCCGAATCGTTGAACCGCGTTTGATTGCTATCATATGCTGTATGGCGTAATACCATGTTGCAATGAACCAAAAGAGTAAAACTACCATGATGTGCCAATCCATTGTTGAATCCTCCACTTGCTAAATACTAATGGAACACTGAAAGGATTGTCAAGCTTAAATCGGATAATCATTTTCACAATGACAATCAGACGTTCCTGAACTTGATTGCGGTTGTTGGAATGTTTGCCAAGGGTGTTGGTTTATACCCTTGGCAAACATTCCAACAACCGCAATCAAGTTGTCTAGCAGGTTCAGGATAAACCATTGATGCTAAAGGTTTCGGCGATGCCCATAGCGAAACCGCCTTCGACAAACAACCGGCCCCGCAATAATGAGTAATTAAAGGATCATTAGCCGTTGACGAATCCCAGGTTAAAACAGTGAATGTTTCTTTTCCAACTTCCATCAAAAACCAATGGTTAGTCTGTTGTTTCGCAACGCCACAACCGTCACACTTGTAAGTGTTTTCAATCATTGAATTATCCTCGTTCGATGCTGTTCCCAAACAATGCCAGCTTCAAAGGCCATTGCTAGTTGAATGGTGATTACAACCGGCAATACAACACCAGATGCGGCGTTACTCATTGCAATTTGAATTTCCTTTGCCCTTGCAACGATTTCGGCGTTCGGAACTTGCGAAACGGATTTCAAAGCTTCTTCAACAGTCATTCCGTCACAACCTTTCGATTCGCCCAACGCTTACGCATGTATGCCGCTTGTGCTGCCTTGCATTCTTTGCAGCGGCAACCCTTCGCCGCGTAAGCAACGCGAGTTCCATGCACTAGGGTTTTGGATTTGCGTCCAGGTTTTGCCATAGCAGGAATCTAACCTATTCACTGCTAGAGTGTCAAGCGCAAAAGAGAACCGGCCCCAGGGCAGGGCCGGTTGGAAGGAAAACAACAAGAATCAATCAATGTAATGGTGAAATTGAGTCTGGCACAATCCGAAATCTCGAACCCCATAACCATTCTCTTTGCATTCCTTGTCAAACCTTTGACGAATTTCTTCAGTTTGAAACGTTACCAACGTCCAATTGATGCCAGATGTTGTAATGCCTCCAAGTTCAACAGCAAAATCATAAGGATCAAAAGATTTAACCTTTTCGCCTTTCATCGCTTCATTCCCCTTTCAAGAGAATTGCCGGTTACGATCCGGCAACGGTTATTTGAGCAACCAACCAAAATAATAACCTCGTGATTGATGCACGATGGAAACACGAAACAATTTGTGCATAGAAACAGGAGTTGCTAACTTTGCGGCATTTATAGCTTCATTAGCTTTATTCAAAGCTTTTGAATCATGGCCTTCGATAATTCCTTGTACTTGATAACCCATCGTCATATTTCCTCCACTCTTCAAATATACCAATGTTGGTTGCCGTTGTCAATACTTAAACAATACCCATTGCTTTTTTCCAAGCAAGTTTGCGCTCATTTACTTTGTTAATGCAATTGAGGCAAACAACTTCATCTGGTGATTTTTCAGGAGAACAACCGCGCATAATAGGAAAAGACAACCGATAGTACAAATCCCCTTTGTTAATCGTTCCCGCACAATCTGTGCAAATGTGTTGTTTCCGCGCTGTTGTGTTCGTTTTCATGTTCGTTTCTCCCTTACTTGAATAGATTAGCACGTTTCAGCGTATTGTCAACATAATTCTTCAAATTATTTTCAGGCCAAACCAGCTTAATATTTATTTTACTCCACTCCAAAAAATCCTTATACGCCAACGCTAATTCCGTTGTCAGATAAAGCGATTTACTAACCCCAAGGTGTTGCTGATTTTCATTTTGTATACCCTTGCATGGCACTTTTTAAATAGACTGTGCAAAAGTATGGCAATACAATTGCTAGATCAAACGCCAACAAATCGCCTTTCAAACTTCAAAATCCCTTTACAGTATTGACCCATACTTTGTCAAGGATTATTTTAAACCAACAAAAACCGGCCCTTTCAGGCCGGTCTAGTGGGTGCCTACAAAAGTTGATCAAATGATTGGTCCGTGTGCTAAATCATCTTCCGTTGGTTCAAACTTCATTTGTTTCAATTCATCATGCAATCCTTCCAAAACAAAAGCACCATGCTCAAACATCGCTCTCATTGTTTTGGTTGAGGCATTACGTTTAAAATCAATTTGTTTTACCTTCCTACTCCAAATCAATTGAAGAATCTCTATTCTCAATTCTTCAACGGTTGTTGCGTTGGATATTAGTTGCATACATTCCTCCATGCCAACCAGCTTAATCCACCAGCGGCCCAATTGTCAATACCTACAATAGCTTTTCACCAATCCAGGCCGATCTTCTCAATCGCTCACCACACTGTTTTGATACTTAACTTCTTTGTTTTCTTTATTTATATCATATATGTAGTAGATAGAGTATAGAGATTTGATTTTTAGCTATTATAGGCATATATGCGTAAATGATTGATCGGCCAACCACTTATCTTTTCTGTATATGTGTTGTATACGTTCTGTATGTATTTGTATGTTATACGGCTTGTATATCGCCCCAAAAGATACAACCATATACAACAGGCATACAACCGGCATTCAGGAAAGATACATACCAATGGAATGAACAAAGTACAAAATACAGGCCCTTTTTACTACCATTTAAGCCAAAAAATCTACTACACTTCCAACTCCATTAGAATCAACAGGTTAACTAAAAATAGACACTTTTGAAAATCTGGTACATATCTTACAATCAGTTGATTCTAAACTACTTAACTTAAAAAGTCTAAAATTTGACAACTTCTCATACAAGGTGTATTTGTGGGTAATGAGCGAACCGATAACAAAAAGTGCAGCATTCAAGCTTCTAAAGTTGGATAGGATGAATCCCGCTGAAATAGTTGTTGTTCCGGTTGAGGCTATTAATTGGTTAGGATTGCCGTTTTTTCGCGCAAGAGTATCGGCGTTGAATTCACAAATGAGAATGAACCTAAAGACTCACCAGCGGCCCGAAGGCGGCATTGATGTTTGGTACGATCCAAGCGTTAAGAAACTAAACGTGAATCCATCGGTATTGAATTTAATTGATTTGCGCCAAAAGCATGAGGAATTGACTGCTTCCTACAAAACGAAACAGGATTCAACGGTACTGGATCAAATGTGTATTATCGACGAACAAATTAACGCATTAATTCAAACTCTTAAACATGATCCTGCTACCCCAAGGAAGAAACGCGGCAATTCGTTGTATCAACCTTTAGCTGTAATCTTGAAGCATCTACGGTTGAAAGAAAGCGAATGGGAATCACTGCCAGGATCGGACAAAACAAAATTGCGAATCAAAGCCGAAATTGAAATTCGAGACAAGCAAAGGATAAACCAATCATGACCCAACCTCTAGCAATCCTAATCACCAAAGCAGATTGGCTTGAACTGAAGCCTTGGGAGCAAGGCTATGTACTCTACATGCAAGCCGCTCACCCAGGAAGCGAATTGAAGGATTTGGACAATCCTTACCCGCACAATTCTGAAGAGTGGGTTAAGTTTGAGGAAGGTCAACAGTGTGCCTTAAATGACGTTGTGGACGGTGAAGAATAGATGTTAGCACGAACCAAACCATTGCCTCATGGCACATATTCCGGCTATGTTGCTTGGGGTTGCCGTTGCGATCAATGCAGAGCAGCGAATAGCATTTATGCGAAGGCTTATTACAGGTTGAGGAAATGCCGTTTGAAGCGGAAAAATAAATTAAAAATAGTTGTTGCATAACCTTCAATTCGTGCTATTGTTATTTCAGTGATTGGTTAAACGCTGATCACAATTGGTGAGCCGGACACCTAAACCGGCACGAATAGAAAGGTTCAAAATGTCACATCAGATTGAAAACAACATGATTGCATACCGCAACGAAACGCCTTGGCATGGATTGGGTTTTCAGGTTGATGAAAACGCGACGGGTGCCGATATGCTTCGCGTTGCTGGCTTGAATTGGAAGGTTCAACGCCGTGCCTTGGCAATGCGCGATTCTGAAGGCAACGGATTGCTAACTGAACAGTTGAACGGTTTCAAGGCCATTGTTCGCAGCGATACGAATATGGTGTTTGGAATTCCTACAAAGCGGTACGAAGTGGTTCAGAACGAACAAATTGTTGATCTGTTCCGCGAATACTGCGAAGCAGGACATGCCAAGATGGAAACGGTTGGAGCGTTGCGGAATGGTGCCGTTGTGTGGGCATTGGCAAAGTTGAACGGTGGAACAGCTTGCACTCTGAAGGGCAATGACAAGATGAACGGTTACATCCTGTTTAGCACTTCGCATGATGGAAGCCTTAGCACAGTTGGGAAAGCTACTTCGGTTAGAGTTGTCTGCCGCAATACAATGTCCGCCGCTCTTAAAGGTGGAGTTGATTTCAAGGTGAAACATTCAACGAAGTGGACCGCTGAAAAGGCCAACGAAGCTAAGAAAGCATTGGGAATGGCAGCGGAACAGATTCAAGAATTCCATGCTGCCGCCGAACGTTTGAGCAACATTCGCATTGACCGGCAAAATCAGATTGAATATATATCCAGGTTGGCGAACGGCAAATGCTTGTTAGCTGAAACCGAACAAGCTGTTGGAAAAAGAATTCTTAATGAAATCATGCTTAACGCTGAAGTTTCGAGAATTCAAGCAATGAAAAATCCAACAGAAGATTGTCTCAACCGTGTTGGTAAAGCGATCCTTGAAGCAATTGTCGATTCCCCAGGTTCACAGATGGAATCGGCAAAAAACACCCTTTGGGGGGCAGTCAATGGTGTTTCTTATTACACGGATCACATTGCTGGTAGAACCCAGGATTCAAGACTCAACAACGCATGGTTTGGGCAGAACGAAGAATTAAAGCGTTCTGCAATGACTGTTGCTCTTGAAATGGCTGGAGCAAGGGTATAGAATCAACCTAGTCATAAGTCAGCTTCAGGCAACTGGCCCACCTGCTTCTAGGTGGGCCGATTTTTTGGGTAGGCTAGACCATCACCTAGGTGTCATCGCTAGTTAGTAAAGCGATTTACCTCTACGGGGTTTTTGCTGTGATAAGCTGGAATCCTGCATTGATGATTGGGACAACCGCCAGTTGCTTGAATACGACTGGCGGTATTTTTTATTTAACGATCTTTCTTTCAACAGTGACGATTGTATCGTTATGCGCGCCCCCATGTGGAACCAACAACAATTCGATCATTTCGTATCCTCTTGTTAACCCAAAACCCATAGAATTCCATCCAAAACAAATAGCTATACCGTTAGGTTTAAGCATCGCGTCCAATCCGTCTTTTACAGTTTTATACATCGAAGCAGATTGGGTTTCTTTCATACCAACTTTAATACCTACAGATTGATAAACTTCGCTTATTTGGCGTGGAGAATAAGGCGGATCAAACAAAACAACATCTGCAATCATAGGAGCATTTTCTAAAAATTTTTCGGCTAATAAATGATATTGGGCTGTTGTATTTGGGTTAAGGTCGTTAGTAATTGTCGCCCGTTTAGAATTTCTTGCGAAAGGATCAACAATTACTTCTTTATTCTTCAAATATGTATCTAATAATGAAGCAATAGGAGCAATTGAAAAAGTATCTGCGTTAGGCATTGCCCATTTTCTAGTTATTCTCATTTCACCACCAAACTTTCAATATCCCGAATGTAGTACGCAATCCCGCGTCTTGGAGAATCCTTAATTTTGCCCATATCTATCTTTTCCAGGATACCGTTATCTACAAACTCTTGAATGATATTCTTGAATGCTAGGAGCGGGTTGCGATCTTTTCTGAATCCTGTATGCTTAGTAACATTCAATTGAATATAACGGTGAGTCACAATCTTAACATCGTACATTGGTTTGTTGATTCCAAATGAAGTAGAGTAAGCCTCTTTATATCCACTCTTCCAATATGCCTTCAGGCAACGCATTACCAACAATCTTTGCTCAGTTGTGTAATTGATTTCTCCAACTCGCCCCGCTTCAAATCTTGCAGCAACAGCGGCTATACCATGCACGATAAATGCTCTTGCCCATCTAACGCATTCAACAGTCATAACCGGATTATCTGGATTGATTCCAACTGCTACCAATGCAGCAAGACGCAACAAGCGAAGATGTGCTCTTGAATACAACTTACCTTCTGCCGAGTCACGATCTATAAATGCCATTTCGTAACACTCTTGCATAAACTTCATGTGTTCGGCATTCGCATCGGGTGTTTCTTGAACATCAACCTTACCGTTGATTTGACCTAACTGCATGGCGCGTTTTGCTAATCCTACTAACTTATCCACCAGAATAGGACTAGGGGCAATCGAACCGTGATTTTTGTTAAATTCAGTTCTGGCCCCGGTAGCTTCAACAACCATAAACCTTGACACTAATCCTTCTTCAACATTTTCTTCGTCTAATGCTTTGTAGAATGTATCTGGAGTTGCGTCACCATAAATAGTAAACGCTGGTGCCGGAATTGGGTGAACGTCTTTTGTCTTGTCACTATAGATCGATCCTCTAACAACTTGACCGTGACCGGATTTTGTATATAGATCAAGTAACAATGCTCTTAACTGCGTTTCATTCGCCTTCGCATACTTCGCTGTTAACTTCTGCATCCAAAACCCAACTTCACCTTTGTAGGAAATGAAGCAAGGGGAAACGGTTGATAGGTGTTTAACTAATGCTTGCGGCGAAGCTATTTCAGCCGGTCCTATGAATTGTTCAAATGGCGGAAACTTATCAATTATATATCTCGACAACTGTTCCATTCCACTAGCGGCCCCTTCTTTTCCCCCGGCAGTTGGTGCAAGAATAGCTATGTAATGATTTAAGCCAGTTTTGGATATGTTATAAGCTTTACCTACAATTCCAGCTAAGTAACCAATAGCAGCGGAAATGGCAATTTCCTTAACTGGCCTAACTGCATTTTGATAAATGAATTTCGCAACTTCCCCGACCATTCCAGGCGGCAACTCATCAAAGCTAAATTCTGTTAGCTCTTGCTTGATGAACTCCGGTAACTGTTCCGTAAGTTGGTGTTTCACGGAATGAGACTGCATGATAGGAACGCTGAGAGCTAATTTATTAGCTTCATTCACTTTGTCTTTAACTATCGCTTCCAACTCTGCAAAGTAAATTGGCGGATTCTTCTGATCAAATGCTTTAGTTATCAATCCATAATTTTCATGGAATAGATAGTCTCTCTTACCTTTGCGCTTGCGTTTTGGTGAGTTCAAAAACAATGGTGAGTTATAAAAGATTCGAGCAACTTGTTTTTTGCTATCCGTATAGAAAGCAACGATATTGAGAAATGCTAAATCAGCTTCGGATTGCGAAGGATAGTTATGTTCCTGCCACTTTCCAAGATACAACGCTTGAAACAATTCCCCGTTGGATGCAAATGCCGCTTGCTTTATAACTGCTTCGTCAGTTTGCATTTCAACGGGTTCAATTGATTTATGGTGCCCGTTCTGCCGTCGTTCCAGGGATTGCCATAATTCAACTAATAGTTCTTGCCGTTCGTTTATAGGTTCGTCGTTTATACTGTTGCCGGTTATGGTCAAAAATCTTGAATGTGGATATATTTCATAAAACAACTTGGATTCTTTTCTGCCAGTTTCAACTTGCCCCTTCAACCAAATATGAACGCCGCCCGAAGGTGATAGCTCAGAATAGCTATTGAAGGTTTCATAAATTTGCTTGTGAAGATTTACTACTTGGGGATCAAATGTTTTGTACGTATCTAAATCAATAACTGTAAATGGATCATTTTGAGTTAATACAAAACCCAGGGTAAGAAATCTATTGCACATGATACAAGCATTGGCAACTTCGTAAGAACTCCACGTTGACGGATCATTAACCGCTGCTCTTTGGCCGGTTTTCGGATCAAGCGGTATCTTATCGGCAACGTAACAAACAACCCATTGCGGATAGGCCGCAAGTTCATCAATGAACATTTGCGGTTCCTATTGTTGATCTTGGGAAACGTCTGTTGTTGGAATTGAACCAGTACGAATTAAAAATCTGATTGTTGAAGCCTTAGAAACAAAATTCACTTTTAGATGATCACGAAGTTTTCGTTGAAGAGTATCTAATTGCGAATTTTCATCGGGCGGAAGGTCTACGCGGATCGATGCAGGTTTGCTCATGAGTTTGAACCTTACTCCACCGCCCCGGTAAGAATCAACATTTTCTATGCAAAGAAATTTCTTGACACGTCCCGGCCTTCGGTACTAGGGTTGCATCTATGTCGCTCACCCAGGATCAACTAAATCTATTGGCCGAATGGAGTTCGGCAAAAACATTAGCGGCACTTCAGTATCAAATTGAATCAACGTTACGCGATAGAATTGTAAAAGAGTTTTTTACTGGCAAGGAATCAGGATCAGAAACAATTGAAGTCATAAACGGATGGAAATTGGAAGCAACCAACAAATTAGATTATAAGTTAGATAACAACGAAGGCCAAGTTCTAGCAGTTGACGCATTAATTGATCGTGAGTTATCCGCAAAACTCATTAAATGGAAACCAGAATTATCAATTTCTACCTACAAACAATTAGATGCCGCAACCCAGGGATTGTTTAATGGTTGCTTGACAATCAAACCGGCAAAGCCAATGCTGAAATTAATACCGCCGAAGACGGAGGAAATCAAATGATCATAACCAATCAAGGTATATATGGCAGATGCGATTGTGGTAACGATGTTTTCATATCTGCCGTAGTTGGATTGGGTGATTTACGAATTGATTGTATTCAATGTCAGAAGCAAATTTTTCTACACATTCGAGTACAACCCAGGAAGGAAACCCCAATATGCCAGGAATTAAAACTGGAATCATAACGCTTCTGAAGGTTGTTGCAATCTGCATTGTTGTATTCATTCTCGTTGCAATCTTTGTAATTGGCATAACGGGGTAGCGATGGAATACGAAGTTAAACAACACGAATTGGATTGGTGCGTTCTAGTTTATGAAACTAAACAGAACCGCCGTGAATTGATTGGCGAAGTGGCGTTCAAGTATCCACTTCCAAATGCAAAGCAACTTGCAACAGAATATGCCGAACTAATGACTTGTTTAACTGCCGGTTCAGCGCAAATTCAAATATTGGGGGCAAGACTTGCAAATACAGAACACAAATAAAATCAGCGCCAAAGATGGGATTAAAGCATTGGTATATGGCCCATCTGGTGTTGGTAAAACTCGCCTTGCAATCACTGCTGAAAAGCCTTTTATCTTTTCTGCTGAAAAAGGTTTACTTTCATTGAAGTCTTATAACATACCTTATATTGATATATCCAGTTATGCTCAAATGATTGAAGCCTACAAATGGTTTGTAGGAAGCAATGAAGCAAAATATGTCGGAACGCTGTTTCTTGATTCGCTAACGGAAATTGCTCAAGTAATATTAGGCGAAGAGCAGAAGGCCAATAAAGACCCCAGGAAAGCTTATATGGCAATGCAAACTTCTGTTTATGAACTCATTCGCAATTTTAGAGATATGAAGGGACGTAACATTGTTTTGATCTGTTGGGAACAAATGATTGAATACGGATTGTCAAAAAAGGCTTGTCCTGTAATTCCTTCGGAAAAACTTTTGGCGGCATTGCCGTATTTTTGGGATTTGGTATTACATCACCATCACGGCAGAACAGCACAAGGTTTAGTTTATCAAGCGTTCCATACCAAAGACTGTGACTGGTGGACCGCAAAGGATAGGGGCGGCAAACTTGACGAAATTGAAGAGCCTAATCTGACAAAACTATTCGTCAAAGCCGCTTCTTAGGATCAAAATGGAATTGGATAACAACATACCGATTATTGGCCCCGAAACGCCGCCGCATTTGAAAGAAAAGAATCGTGCTTATTATGAGGCAAATAGCGAAAAACTGAAACATAATCAAGTCCAATATCGCATCGATAATCATGAATCTGTAAATGAAAAACAACAACAATTTCGTAAGCGAAATCCAAACTACGCAAGCAATCAGAATAAACAGTCGCGCAAAAGAAATCGTCAACGTTACCGCGAATTGCATTTGAAAAGAATGTTTGGGTTGACTCTTGAAAGATTTGATGAAATTTTTGCATCGCAAGGATACGGTTGCGCGATATGCGGAGCTAAAGAACCAGGAGGCAAAAGAACATGGTGTGTTGATCACTGTCATAAAACAAAGAAAGTAAGAGGAATTCTTTGTTTAACCTGCAACGTAGCGTTAGGTGCGTTTCGAGATAATCCAATTTCGTTATGTGCTGCGCTCTATTACTTGAATCTTCATGGAGAGAATGAAATGGAACTTCGATTTAACGCATACGAACACGATCCAACACAAGGGGGTTCAATCTGTTTTCCTCTTGGGGATTACAAACTCGAAATAACAGCGGTTGAACCCAAACCAGTAAAAGACAATCCCGCCGCTGGTTACCTTGAAATTTCACTAACTGTTCTTGAAGGCGATTTGCGGGGAATGGTTCAGAAGGATCGTTTGAACATTTTCAACCCAAACGAAACGGCAAAACGAATTGCCTATCAAAATTTGGCCGCTTACGCTTTTGCTATTGAACGGCCATATCTGCAAATGACTGAGCAAATGGTTGGGGGAAGATTGATTGCAACTATCGGCCCCCAAACGGAACGTCCTGAATATTCTGAAGTGAAGGTTATCAAGTGCAAAGATGGATCATTGCCAACCAACACTCAGAAACAACAGGGACCATCAACCCAGGCGCAACCCCCGGCCCCGCAAATGCCGCCCCCTGCCGCCGCTGGTGCCCCGCCTTGGGGTTCGCCCCCGGCAACGCAACAGGCCCCGCCGGCGGCCCCGCCTTGGGGTGGTAACGCACCGGCCCCCGCTGCCCCTGCTCCGGCCCAAACCGCTCCACCTTGGGGAAGTGCCCCGGTAACCGCTGCCGGTCCTGCCGCTGCCCCACCTTGGGCACGATAGCAACCGCTTTTGAAGCTTGCGAAAAGCGGTTGCGTTGTTCAACCTGTAACGGTCAACGGCATCATAAATTTTGTAATTGTGTTGCCGTTCATTGTTCATGCTAATCAATCAAGGCATCTGGCAACAGATGCCTTGATTTGTAGGTAAAACTATGAGCGAATCGGAAAATCCCGATAGATCAAAATTTGCTGGACAAAAGTCGCCTTATGTTTGTTGGAATTGTCTTTTCAATAAACATAAGGAATGCTTCGGCCAACCTTGCAACTGCTTAAAACAAAATCATGAGATGCCTAAATAGTCATGCAAATTGACTGGCAAAATCCGCAACAACTAAAAGTAGTTTCAACAGCTATGGTTAAAGCCGTTGACGCTGCTATCGAAGCTGATAACACCGAAGGTTACCGTTCTCACCTTGGGGCAAGTGTTATAGGCAACGAATGCTTGCGTTATCTATTCTATCATTTTCGTTGGATGCACCGCGAAGTGCATAGCGGTCAAATGCTGCGTTTATTCCAGGTTGGACATGGTTTGGAAACAAGGGTTCGTTATTGGTTAACACAAATTGGATTTGAATTTATTGATAACTTGCCCAATGGTGAACAAATCCGTTTTAGCGATCTATCGGAACATTTCGGCGGATCAGTTGATGGAATCTTTATTGCTCCACGTTGGGGTATAACAGAACCAACGTTACTTGAATGCAAAACTTCAAAAACTGGTTCTGAATTTGATAACTTAGATAAAAAAGGAATGAGAGATACGAAGGAACAACACTACATACAGAATTCGGTTTACGGAAAGGGTTTGAATCTTCGTAACGTCTTATATGTTTGCGAGAACAAAAACGATTCTGATTGGTTCTTTGAGTTACTACCGCTGGATATGCAAGTTGCGGAGAATGCCTACAAAAAAGCTTCTTTTGTAATTTTCGAGACAACAACGCCGCCGCGAAAAATTAGTGAAAAACGTAACTTCTTTAAGTGCAATATGTGTTCGATGCGAGGATTATGTCACGATGGAGTGACACCGGATGTTAACTGCCGATCCTGCCAAAATGCAACACCGGCCCCGGAAGGCCAATGGTTGTGCAATCATTGGGGGCAAATAATACCCAAAGATGCGATCTTAAACGCTTGTTCAGAACATAGGCCCATTCAACCATGACAACACCGTTCACATACCTAATGCAAGGCGACTGTTTAACGCTCATGCGTGATATACCGGATAACTATGTTGATCTAACGGTTACTTCCCCGCCGTATGACAACATGCGACAATACAAAGGTTATTCGTTTGATTTTGAAAATATCGCTAAACAATTGTTTCGCGTTACCGCCGTCGGCGGAGTTGTTGTTTGGGTTGTTGGCGATGAAACTTACAAAGAAGAAGAAACGGGTACATCATTCAAACAAGCGTTGTACTTAAAAGAGATTGGCTTCAAATTACACGATACGATGATATGGAATAAAGGAGGGTTTTCGGCAGTTGGTTCTTTACAAACAAGATACGCCCCTGTATTTGAATATATGTTTATATTTGTTAAAGGTAAAATTAAGACGTTCAATCCATTAAAAGATAGACCCAATAAAAATGCAGGAAGAAGAATTACAGGAACAAATCGTTTATCAAATGGAGATATGCGGCCTATGTCAAGCGTTGGGCAAATTATTAAGGATTACGGTCAAAGATTTAACATTTGGGAAATAAATCCAGATAGAAACAAAAAGCAAGATCATCCCGCTCCCTTTCCGATTGAAATACCAAACGACCACATTCTATCGTGGAGTAATCCTAATGATGTTGTTCTTGATTGTTTTATGGGTTCCGGCACAACCGGAGTAGCTTGCAAGAATCTTGGACGTTCGTTCATAGGTATTGAAATTGCCGAAGAGTATTTTAAACTTGCCAGCAAACGAATCGAAGAAACGCTATTACCTTTGCAACCTAACGCCAATGGTTGGGTAGGTGCAATGTGATAACCCCCCGTCAATATCAAGAGATTGCCGAACAAGCTATATGGAATTACTTCGCCAATGGCGGCAAAGGTAATCCGGTTTGTGCAATGCCTACCGGAACCGGCAAAAGTATAGTTATCGCATTCTTGATATTCCATATCATGCAGCGTTGGCCCAATCAACGCATATTGGCGCTAACTCATGTTAAAGAGTTGATTAAGCAAAATTCAGACAAGTTAGCTGAAGTTTGGCCTTGTGCGCCTTATGGTATTTTCTCCGCTGGATTGCGTAAAAGAGAAACTAACTTACCAATCATATTTGGTGGAGTTGCGAGTGTTGCCCCTGCAATTCAACAGATGGGCCGGTACGATCTTGTGTTGATTGACGAAGCACATTTGATGAATGGTAAAGTCGATTCGATGTATGGATCGATTATAGCTTATCTTTCTAAGTTGAACCCGTTCTTGAAAGTTATCGGATTTACCGCAACACCTTATAGAACCGGGCAAGGATTACTAACCGAATCCGGTTTGTTCACTCATATCGCTGTTGATATGACAACAATGAAATGGTTCAACTGGTTTATAGAAAATAGTTACATGTGCATGATGATTCCTAAGAGAACTAACACTCAATTGGACGTGTCTAATGTAGGTATCCAGGCGGGTGAATTTAACAAAGTTCAATTAGAAAATGCAGTTGACTTGCGAGATACAACCTACCTAGCTTGTAAAGAATCTATCGAATTAGGCTCAGATAGAGAATGTTGGTTGACATTTGCCGCTGGTGTTAAACATGCCGAACACGTTGCAGAAATGTTTCGCAGTTTCGGCATTCCAACTGCCGCCGTACATTCTAAAATGTCTAACACAGCAAGAGATAAAGTTATACAAGACTTCAAAGCCGGAAGAATTCGCAACTTAGTAAACAAAGGTGTTTTTACAACCGGGCAAGATCATCCGCCGATTGATTTACTAATTGATCTTGCTCCCACATGGTCAACAGGTTTGCATGTTCAAAAATACGGTAGAATGTCACGGCCCTTTGAAGGTAAGTTAAATGGTTTGGGATTAGACTTTGCCGGTAACATCCCCAGATTAGGACCAATTAACGATCCTGTTATTCCGCGACCAAAAGGTAAAGGTTCTCCAGGTGTTGCGCCTATTCGCATTTGCGATCAATGCGGAACTTATAATCATGCCAGTGCAAGAGTTTGTTACGTTTGCGGTTATGAATTTCCGCATCAGATACACATTCAAGCAACTGCCGGAACTGAAGAAATCATAAGAACTGAAGTTCCACAAGTTGAAGAGTTTCAAGTTAATCGCGTCCTGTATAACAAGTTTCAAAAGAATAACATTGGTATCATGCGAGTCAATTACGTTTGCGGCATTCGATCATTTAGCGAAGTTGTATGTCTTGAACACCCAGGAAGGGCCGGACACTTAGCAGGGGAATGGTGGAAACGCGCAATGGGAACAGACAAGGCCCCGCCAACGGTGGACGAAGCTTTGCTATGGGTTAGTAGGCTTGCTGTTCCAACTTCAATCCATGTAATCGTTAATCGCAAATATCCCGAAGTAATCAAAAAGACTTATGCGGAGGTTAACTAACATGAGTTACCTACAAAATCCGTTTGAAGGCAATGCGCCAAAGCGCGAACCAATTAGCGATCCAACTTCTAGGTTGATTCATATTCGCGGTATGAAAAGCGATAAAGTACACATGGAAGTCCCCGCCGCTATTCAAGAGTTTTTTTCTAAGTTGCTAAATCACATTGGCAAACGTTCTGATTGGTTTGCAACTTGTATTACTTGTTTTCATTGGGATAAAGAATCAAGATCATGCAATAAGTTTCATTCTGTTCCACCGCCTGAAATAATCGCGGATGGTTGTGAACATTACGAAGACGAAGATCAAATTCCATTTTGAGGATAGTAATGGAACCCAAAGAAGTAGTTTGCACACAATGTAATGGAACCTGCCAATGTAATGGGGTTCCTTGTGTTTACTGCAATGCTTATGGAGTTGTATTGCAGTATCCGAATGGAATTAAAACTCAGTATCCACCGAAGATACGAGAAAGGATCGAATAACATGATTGGAGTATTGCTAGAATCAATGTGGGGATGGGGCGCATATAACGATCCAGGCGAAGAAGCTCCGCGTTATTTTCGTATTAATCCCGATAACTTTTCAGGACGTAGATTACACCGGATGTGCAACGGTGTTTCATTTCTTGTAACCAACAGTTGCCGAACCGTTCAAGAATCCGCAAATCATCATGGTATACCTGATCCAAAATGGGTTGCTGATAACTTAAAATTTTTGGAATCGGAAGGAATGAAGTTATTACTTGTAGGTGGTAAAATTGCTAAAACTACCTACGAAAAAGCATTAACTTTTCCTTATAGCGGTTTGTATATTCCAGGATATACCGTGATCTATATGGATCATCCTGCCGCTAGACGTTGGAGCAATGCAACCTTAGATGCAATGACAGAAAAAATTGCAAAGGCACTTAAATGACAGCAAAAGAATTAGCACTTCAACAACTCGAAGCCGCGTTAGAGTTAGCGCGAAATCAAAACGTCTACGAAGGCGAAGTTATCCGTATAACTCGCCTTGTGTATTCCAAACCAAAGGATCAAACAAATGCCCCAAGACACTAACTTTCCATTGAAGGTTGTTTGCCCCGAATGCAGGGCGGCAATCTATGCTAAATGCCAAGAAAAGCATTTCAGTTTAGGCGGATCAACGCGCAATGTCGATTGGTTTCATTTCGCCAGGATTGAAAAGGCTAAAGCTGAAGGTTTTGACATAACATCAACTCCTTTTGAAAAAACAGGATTGGAGCATTTCTAATGGATTTGGTAAGTATTGCCGTATTCATTCTTATAGTTATTTGCGTTGCGGTTTTCATTGCTGCAATAATGCCCCAGAAACGCCCCAAGGATAGGGGTTGGAAATGACTAAGAAATCGACTAATACTTTACTTGCTGCTCTTCAATTTGTGGCAAGTGTTCAACCTAAGCGTTCAGCAATTGCCGCTGAAATGTTTTGCCGTCTATTTGCTAACAAATTGGTTGCCACTGCCGGTCCATTGTCTGCCGGTATAAACATTCAAGAGGAAATTGAATGTTGCCCAAATACACAAAAATTAATTGAAGCTTTGAAACAATGTCCAGATGCAATTAATTTAACTATGCTCACAAATAATGAACTTTCCGTTCGTTCTGGCAATTTTCAAGCTATTATTCCCTGCATAAAACAACACGAATTACCAGCTATATATCCAAATGCACAAACCCATCCTGTAACGGTAGAATTTGAACAAGCTTTGAAACAGGTTGGATCAATTGTTTCTGATAAAGCTAAAACAATTCTTCAATCAAGTGTTCAACTATTGGATGGATCGATTGTAGGTAGCAACGGGGAAGTTATTTTTGAGGCATGGCATGGATGCCCCGGCCCCCAGGGACCAATTTTGCCTAAGCTATTCATCACCGCGATCAAAAAGAGAAAAGGTAAATCGCTTTACTTCCTTGGGGTAGCTACTAACAGTCTTACGGCCTACTACGATGACGGATCATGGATCAAGACCGCAATACAAAGCGATCCGGCCTTTCCTGATTTGCGATCATTCCTTTCCTTGAATTCCAATCCAGGACCAACGCCATTAGGATTTTTTGAAGCAATTGAACGTCTTGAACCATTCTCTCAAGATCGAAGATTGTATTTCACTAGCGAAGGTATTTGCACAGATAATTACAAAACAGATGGTGCGATCAATCTTTGCGATGATTTGCCTGTTGGAATATCATTCAACATTGAATCAATTCAATTGTTGAATGGAATAGCTGAAAAAATCGATTTCAATGTTTCCGATAGAATGGCTTACTTTTTTGGTCGTAACATCAGGGGCGCGATTGGGTGCAAGAGAATCTAATGCTATTCAACCCAAATTTGCTAACGCTGCAATCCGAAGAGTTCATACGCGGCCCTTTGCCTACAAAAAAGGAAGCAGAATCATTTCAAGATGATTTTGAAGTCACTTATACAACACCGGAACGTTCTTACTTATCAGACGTGGAGTTAGCAGCGATTGCCCCAGGATCAATATTCACGTTTGATAGTGAGTCTTACGTAAACTATTGGGTTGTTGCTTTCAAACATATAGATTCGGGCAAGTACATAACCTTTGAAGATAAAGCAGATAAAGCTACATTCGGGTTGTCATACGATATTGCTAAGTTAAGATGGATGATTCAAACCTTTCTTTGCGTTGGATTCAATTCAAAGTCTTATGACGTTCCAATGGTCACACTTGCCTTACAAGGCTTTAATCCAAAGCAATTGAAACAAGCTTCTAATGCAATTATCTTTGGTCAATTACTGCCATATCAAATTGAACAACACTACAAAGTAAATTTGATAGCGTGTAATCACATTGATCTTATAGAAGTTGCTCCGCTCAAAGGATCGTTGAAACTATACGCAGGAAGATTACATTCAAAGCGAATGCAAGATTTGCTTATTGACGAAGTCGCCGTCTTAACGCCTTCCCAGGTTGAAGAAATACGCGAACACTGCTTATATGATCTTGACAATACCGAAGACTTACTAAAAGACTTAATGCCTCAAATTGAACTTCGTTACACTCTTTCAAATCAATACCGCGTTGACCTTCGCTCTAAATCAGACGCGCAAATTGCAGAAGCAGTTATTGCCGCCGAACTGCATAGACTTACCGGCCTAAAGCCGGAACGTCCAAAGAACTATTCTAAATACTTTTTCTATCAAGTTCCGTCATTCGTAAAATTCAATAATCCTATTTTGCAAAATGCTCTTCAACTTATCCGCGATACTCCATTTGAAGTTGGAGAAAACGGAGAAGTTCAAATGCCACCAGCTATTAGTGATCTATCTATAAAATTCGGTCAATGCGTTTATCGTCTTGGGATGGGCGGATTACATTCCAGCGAAAAAACCATTGCTCACAAAGCAACCGCCGATACACTTTTGATTGATCGTGACGTTGCAAGTTATTACCCACAAATAATTATCAATCAGCAATTACACCCTAAGCATTTAGGAAAAGGTTATCTTGAAGTTTATAAATCGATTGTTCGCCGCCGTATTGATGCAAAACATAGCGGGGATAAAACAACTGCTGCTTCATTGAAGATTACCGTTAACGGTCTATTCGGTAAATATGGTAATAAATGGTCAATTGTCTATTCTCCGGATGTTTTAATTCAAATTACCGTTTCCGGTCAACTCTGCCTTTTGAAGCTGATAGAAATGATCGAAGAAGCCGGAATACCAGTGATCAGCGCCAATACAGATGGTGTTGTTGTAGCGTGTCCAGCGGCCCTAGAACCGGCCCTAGAAGCCGCCGTCAAGGCTTGGGAATACCTTACCTCGTTCGAGACTGAGGAAACGCGCTACAGCGCCATCTATTCCAGGGATGTGAACAACTACATCGCAGTGAAAGAAAACGGGGAAATCAAAGTTAAAGGATCATATTCAGAACGGGGAAGTTCCGGGGATACAATTCTATCCAAAAATCCAGAAACCCTTATTTGCAATGATGCGGCAACGGCATTTGTAGGTAAAGGAATTGCTATTGAAACAACCATATGCGAATGCAAAGATATTCGCCGTTTTGTTGTTGTTCGCAATGTTAAAGGGGGAGCGGTTAAATCAGGGAAATATTTAGGTAAAACAATACGTTGGTATTATTCAACAAAAATGAAAGGCGACATTCGTTATGTTACTTCAGGAAACAAGGTTCCTAATTCAGATGGTGCAATGCCGTTAATGGAATTGCCAGAAGGAAATATACTACCTGAAGATTTAGATTATTCCAGGTACATAGAAATAACTCAAACGATCCTTGCAGAAATTGCAGCCATACCGCCGTCACAAAAACTGCAAGGATCGTTGTTTGGTTAAATTATTGCACGGTAAATAATGATGCCGATAGATTTGGAGTTATTCTAAATCCTGTTAAACCTGCACCTGAAATACTGCTATTCGTTTGAGATATAACTGCCGAACCCCCGTCTATGTAACAATTAATCGAAGTTCCGCCAAGAGACATTGATAAACGGTGTTCACCAGAACCCCAAGAGAAAGTATAGTTAGAACCAATTTGTCCCGAAGGCCCATACAATCCGCAAACGCCGCTAAAAGGAGCGCAAGCAAAAGCATAATTAGTATTTGATCCACTACTCGTTCTCGCAAAAAGTAAAGCTTGATCAGATGAAATTGCAGTTGACGTAAGTGTAAATGTTGCGGCAACGGTATAATTAGCACTTGAAGGTATAAGCGTAGATAATGCCGCCGCGTAAGAACCGCTCGCCAATACTGCCGTTCCGCTTCCACTCAATTCTGGAATAGTTGCCGTTACACCAGAATTTGCATAAAGCGTATAAGTGTTTGAACAAGGACTTGTATATGAAGTAAGCGGAGTTGCATTAGTTCCAAGAAAAGTTGAATATTCTTGATAACCACTAATGCAAGGAGTCCAGGTTTCTGATCCTTCAGATTGTGCCCATAAAGAAGTTGTTGAATCATACCAATAAAAATAGCTATGTCCTGAAGGACCGGCCCCTACAGACCATTGTCCAGGCAAACCAGCCGAAGAAGGTGTCGAAGGTGTTGGTACATATTGTTGTGGAACTACAATTAATTGATTATTTGGTTGAACAATTCCGTTTATAAGTACAGTAGGAACAGTTTGTGTTGCAACTCCATCGGTTGCAGATTCATTAACAACTGTAGCTAAGGGTTGATTAATTTGAGCAACTTCAATATAAGAAGGAAGATTACAAATTCCAGGTGTTGAACAAGCTGGACCGTATTCTGTAAAATAAAGAAGACTTTCATTCAAAGCGGCCATATCTAAAGCAAAAGTATCGGCAATTTGGCCGCTTGAATTATTAACACCTTCGCCTGTAGTTCTAGCTGTAATTGCCGGTGAATTATCAGGAACCCAAGCATTACCCACTCCGGTTGAGTCTTTCAAATGCCATATGTAAGGAGTCGGAACAAACCCCCCAGGACCGCAATGGACATAAGCATGAGGAACCCCATTTTCGAGTCCAACCCAAGGACCGCTTGCGTTATTACACAATCCACCCATATCAACACCAGAACCTTCGCCAATAACAGGTAATGTGGAATTTTTTATCCAGGTTATTCCATCGCTAGAAACAGCAAGCCAATCGGCATAGGTTGAAGTTACTAAATTAAAACAATCATAAAGCATTCTCCAATGCGGAGTTTGAGTTGTATCATACCAAATTGCCGAATTAAAAGTTTGGCCGGATTCTTCGCCTCCGTTACTACCACAAGCCAATACATTAGCATGAGTAAGAGTTACGCCGGCAACAGTAGAACCTGTAAAAAGATCAATTTGATTTCCAGGAATGGTTGCGGCATAAAGCATATAACCAGACCCAACAGGATTTTTCATTAACCATGATCTACCATGATTGACAGTTGAAGCTATAGGGCAAGGATTAGAACGAACAATAGGACTAATTCCATCTTCATTTTCACCGAAACAAATTCCAACACCCGTTCCACCGTCCGAAGAAGGCCACCAACCATCTGTAAAAGTAAATTTTACAACTTCACTGGCACCAGTTAAAATTTCAGGCGAATTATCAAGAACCGCACTAACTTCCTGAACCTGTTGAGAAGTATCTGTTGGTAAAGGAACAATAACAGGGGAAGGTTGACGCTGCCAAAATATTCCAGTTCCAGACGGAATTGAACAAGTTCCATCGGATTTCAAATAACCCGAGCAACTTCCACTCGCCCACAAACTAACAACGTCACTAAATGTTGGTGTTCTCCATGCTGTACCTGTTGATGCTGCCAAACCAGAAGAAGGATAACCAATACCGGCAGAAATAGAAATAGGAACACAAGATGTTGTCAATCCTTTTCCGTTAATAGAAACTTGACTAACATGAGTAGAATCCCCGCAAGTTCCAGGCGAAGAGTTAACTGTTGCTAAAGTTCCAATCTGCGATCCAGTTCCAGGCCCCGCTGTTATATCTCCCGTAAGTTGATTTATTCCACCTGAAGAGGAAGATATTTGAATATTTCCAGCCGAAGGATTAGTTATAGTTACATTACTTCCAGCTTCAAAATTAACAGTTGCTTGTGAAGCTAAAGGCGTTCCCCCAACTTGAAAAGTAGTCGATCCTCCTGCCGTGGAATTTATGGTTACAGTAGCACCAGTACAAGGCGAAGGAGAACAAGTGACATTTGTTCCAGGTATAATTGTACCAACACCACTTGCGGCCCCTGCCCCATTAATCCAACTAGAACCGTTCCAAATTCTCGAATTACTCAAACTCACATTGAAATAACCATTTCCAATTGGAGGTACCGGAGATACTTCACTATCTGCATAACCAAATGATCCAGTTTGAAAATTGGAAGCTGGAAAACGCGGAGCAACTAACACAAGAGAAGATGAAATATTTTGCGAAGCGGTGTTTATTACTATAGTTGTTGCCGAACAATGAAACGAAGCATTAGGACAAAAGTTAAAAAGCCAACTAGAACCAGAAGGAAGAATGTAATCATTTCTTGGAAGAGAATTGTAGGTAAATCCGCCGCTGCCAGTTAACGAACCGTTAATAGGACTAGGTGGAGTCCAGGAAGAACCGTTAAACGTGTAAATTGATCCTGTGTATCCAGAAGGCGGAACAAACACAATTTGATAAATTCCGTTATTCCAGGATTGCCCGTCCGAATCAGTTACGGTTGCCGTAACGTTGCTTGATTGGGCAAACGTTAATGTACCTACAAAAAACAGCAAAGCCGCGAAAATCTTTTTCATCTGATCACCTATGTAAAACTAACTTCCGTCCAACTGTCGATTGTTGGTGTTGTTCCGCCGTCAACATAAGTTGCCGTTACGGAAAATGTTTCGCCAGCGGGAACCCAAAAGCCTATTTGAGCATGACCGCTGCATTGATTCCAAACACCATTACCGGAATAGTTAACTCCATTTACTGAATAAGCCAAATAGGAATCCGATCCGGTACAAGATCCTGAAGCCAGTAAAGTAACTTCTTCGTAAACCGCCGCCCCGCTGCTATTTGTGTAGGTAACTCCAGAAAGATAAGTTCCGGTTTTACTCGTTCGCGTTGCTTGCAATTTTCCAAATGAACTGAAGAAAGCTAACAATTGAGTTTCGAGTGTCGATATATTTGTATCTGTTATGGTATACCCAGGGCCGAACGCGGCAATTACCGCTGCAATTGCGGCGACAAATGTACTACTTTGAAACCATGCTTTATTAAGCCAAGGAGAAGGCAATATTGCATTAACACCAATACCGTTTGTTGTTCGTGTATCGGCATCATAAGTTGCGTCGTTTTGCTGATTAGCTGCCGTTGGATTGATTTGAACAAAGTTAGTTGAACCCGCCATAATTCCCCCTATGCAATAGCATGACCTAAATCGGCCCCTGCTATATAACTGTTGTCAAGATCAGCACCGAATATTGGAAAATCAGCACCAATGATGTAGCTGTATTCAACTGTTTCAGGACGCGGAACAATCAATCCATTAACAATCAAATCACTTTGAATTGAAGTAAAAGTTCCGGCAAGAATAATCGTTGCACTCATGTTTTGATTGTCTATAAAAATTATGTTTCCCCCAGGAAACAATAATTGCCAAAGAGGATAAAGAGATTGAATTTTTCCATTCCAATTATTTATTCCTTGTTTTGCCAACAACAACAAAGTATAAGTTGCGTCATCAAGAATAGGCGATACGCTCATAGAAGGTTGAAAGGGCATAACTCTACTTTGCCCTAATATTTGTCCTATAACATCTAACTGAACTCCTATAGCTTGAGGTTCTGCAAGTGTTCCTAATTCATAATTAGCATTAATCAAAGCAGCACAAGCGTTAATATCTGCTACTGGTTGCATTAAAGTAGAAAAGTTAGTTTGAATGCTTTTAGGCGTACCAGTTCTATACTCCGATGTAAACAAATCAACGTAGTAACTAAGCGGGGGCGCGAATGTAGGTTTTGTACTCATTAAGTTGTGATCACAATGTTACCGGATACCGTAGAAGCAACTGCATTGAAAGCAATTGTAATATCTGTTGTACCAACGGGGGAAGGTGCAGTTCCGGCAGTCAAAGCGGTTATTGAAAAAAGCGGAGTCAAGATACTAGGCATAACAGCCATAGCAGCGGCATACAATGCGGATATGGTAACATTTTCGCCTATCTGCAATTCATTCAAGTAAGTTACTAAAGCCGCTTGAATTGCCGCCGTTGTTGCGGATGTGTAGCCCCCTAATGGTTCAACAGTCAAAGAAACGTAAATTGGAACATAAGTTGGTCGATAGAAACTAATTGTTTCTGGAATCCCCGTCGTTGGATCACTCACAGCAACGGAAGTTGTTCCGTTAGTAAACGCCCCTGGAGTTTTGTTAATATAAATTGCTGTCGCAATTTCTAAATCTGTTGCGCCTTCAACAACCATAGTTATTGAATGAGCGGGATTTCCCCAAGAATCGGTCGATCCTGTTGGGTTCTCAATTGACGTTCCAGGCCCCCCAGGCGTTGCAATGCCTATTGCATACCGCGTTACGCCGTCAATCGCACCAATAGCCCCTAGAGTTCCTACAACTAAGCTTTGTGAAGGCAAAGCAACACTAATTGCTTGTCTCGCCTTAAAATTTGAATCTTGTTCAACAGGTGCCCCCGGCATTGCTTCTGCCGGATTGTTTACGGTGTACCAAACCGCCGAAGGTGTTTGAATTATATTAATTGTACTAGCCAATGCAGTAATTGAACCCAAAATTTGACAAATTGCTGTAACTGAAGAGTTACCGCTATTATCAAAAATAACAGTAGATGGAAGATTCCAAAGATTTCCATTTTGATCTTTAGCAACCCAATTAGGATTAACCTCAACAACATTTGGGGCACCTGTTAAAACCAAAGTTGCTGTTGAATAAGTTGCCGCGTTTCTTGCAATGCCATTCAATTTATAAAGTTGATCTTGCTGAACTCCAATTGCTGAGGAAGGCGACATTCCGTTCCAAACTAATTGTAAACCTAACATGCAATCGTAAATCATAAGAGAGCGATTAGTTATATCTTGTATATCTGAAGTAGAAAGATTTTGCGAAAGAGTAACACCGTAAATTCCACAATAATTAGTTAATTGATAATTATAAACATCCTGATATGTAGGAATATGTAGTCCGGTTGCATCAACATAGGGCGCGAAATATGCCATTGTAACTCCTAAGCCGCAAGCGGAAGAATTGCAACGTTTCCAGGTGTAAAAGTGACTTGAACAGTTCCAAAAGATGTTTCTGCATAACAAGCATAACTAAATTGTCGATTACTTGAAGTGTAACTAACTTGAACATTTGTCAATGCTGTCACATATTCAACAGATAAAATAACCTGTTGAATAAGTAAGGCAATTGTTGCTTGTCTATTGTTTTCTGGTTGTCCTAATATCTGTTGAAACAAAGGCAACCCAACACTTGTATCATTCCACCATTCGCCCTGAAACAATAACAATGCCGTTCTAATGATTTGAGCAACCGCCGGAAGATCACTTACAAAATCAAGTAATCCGTTTCCATACATAGGATCACCATTCGCATTCAATCGTCTAACCGTCAATGTAGCAGATGCGCTCATGGTGTTGTACTCAACCGCATGTAATAAGTAATTCCGTTCAAAACAATTGGAACAGAATGATCAGAAGACGTTGAACTAGCGAAAGGAGTTTGTTTCGTTGCCAAAATGTTAGCTAGTAACTGAGCATTAACAGTCATTTCAGGAGTTGTAACAGTTATTCCCGAGGATTGCAAGGCAATCTTTACCGTGTTATCCAACGATCTAATTTCCAAAGCAGTTGTTGAATAGTTTTGAATAACATTGGGTTGACTTCTAGGCGATAAGATTGCAAATCCATCACTCAAATCATGCCGCCTAACTACTTCTTGATTTTGCGGCATTGTAGGCGATCCGCCTTGATCCTTTGCAGGGCCGTTAGTTGACCATGCGTTAATACACATATCAGCAAAGCAAACGTAACATTCGGCCCCCACCAAAGAAGGAAAAGTTATTGCCCAATTGTTATCCCCAGGAAACAATATCAAAACATCTTGTAAATCTGGAATCGCGGTTGGACTACTTACTTCATTTATAACTATATTTTCAGTTATCATTAATCTAACTGTCGCGTATTGAGTTGATGCGTCAAAGGTAATTATCTTTCCAGGCAATCCGCTACGCAATGTTTGGGCCGTTCTTTTGGCAATAGCTTTCCATAGAACATTAGGATCGTGTAATCTTTCTTCAACCGTTGCCGTACCTACAAATGGCGTTGTCATTGTCCGAACCCCGAAGCAAGAGATAAGATCGAAGCCGCGTTTACAAATCCAGTTACTTCAGTGTACCAATCGTTACCCCGCGAATCTCCATAATGTTTTAATCTGCCTACAATATAAACATTGTTTTGATCTAAGATTGTAGGCAATGTGTTCATATTTCTTTGAAGCTGATTTATAGTTATTCCTTTAGCTAACTGAATTTGAGTCATTAAAGTTATTTTTGGATCAAGTAACATTTTCATTTCTACACCGTCTTGTGTTTGTTGCGGAGTACCGATCAATCCGCTAGTTGGACTATATACAATGGAAGGTTTATCCGTTTGCTGTCTCAACTCTCTAATGTGTAATGCCATGTTACTAAACCAAAGGTTTGCATTGTTACCGTCCGCAATGTTTTGTAATGCATCAGCAGGTGGACCAAAAAATGTAGATGCCCTAGAAACTTGGGTTGAAAGTTCATCAATGTCTGAAGCATCTAAAGCAAAATGTGAAGCCGCTGCCATTTGTGCAACGATTTTCCGTTGAGATAATCCTCCGGCAATTGTTTGAGCAATGAAGTTATTAGTAACTTCGATCAATCCACAAATACAATGCAGAGTAAGTTTACTAGTATTCCCGTTTTCTCTTGTCCAAATTGGTTGTAAAACCGTTCCTTCAAAGATTACATCTTGAGTATTCGTCATTGATCCGTATATCTGCAAACCGGCAGATAGTGTAACTTTCATACCTTGAAGAATCAAGGCATTCAAAGTTTGCGGATTAAGATTATAGATAGAAATATCGCAATACCAAAACCCTTCTTGAATGGTTTGAACTGTATTGAATGTTATATGTAACTGTTCAGGTACAAAAGGGCTTGTTGAAGATGTTGCTAGTTCCCACACTAAGGAACCGTCCAGGTTTTCAATTGTTATGTGCCAAACGCGCCCAAATCTAAATTGTGTCGCAGGTTGATTAGTAAGTGGAACGGGGGTGTTGCTCATACATTATCCCCCCAAAGCAATACAAAATCAGTTCCTAAATCTTGGCCGTTGGGATAATCCAACGTTGTTGAACCGTTACTAACATTCAATAGATATGCAGAACCAATATTCATATATTGAAATTGGCCTAGAATGTTGGCCGCTGGATAAGTACCGGTTAGTAAAGGTACTTCAGAAATCAAAATATTGTTATTTACATCCGCAATTCCCATAGTCCAGTATTGAGCGATTTCGTTAAAGTTGATTGTAAGATTCAATTTCAACGCCGCCCCATTAACCGAAAGGTTAGCAAGGAAAGATTGATTGGGAGTTGAACTTAGATTAACTATTTGATACCTTAGTTAACCCCCTGTTGTGTTACATTGTTGCTGCTAATTACTCCAGAACCTTGAATTTTAAAGTTATTCGGCCCTTGTGGATCAACTGGTGCCCCGGCAGTTGGCAATCCGGGGTTCGTTGCTGCTGTAACGGTATGTTGATCAAGAGTTGCCGTATCTGGTGATTGACCGTTGACTTGTCCCTGTTGCGTATCGCCTGTTGTCTGCGATCTTACAGAATTACTTTGAACAGAAATAGTTCCTATAAATAACTGTTCAAATGTTAATGTCATTGCAAGACCGTAATAATTTTTTTGGTTGTCAGATGCGCGAACATTACGCAACATCATATTTTGATAACTATTCAATCTGGTGTTAAGTGTAACTAGCAACCTATTAACCATTAAAGAAAGCATTTGTTGGAAAGCCGCGACACTCTTTGATGGGTTGCCGGTCCACATTCCGGTTGTATACGCTGCAATTGCATCACTCATTATAACGTCTAAAGAAACATTAGCCGGTTGTAATACCGCGTGATCAGCAATGTTATATCCAGCTTGCAAAGGGTGTTGTGTAGGTATGCAAGATTGGTCAAAATCAGCAAGACGAATTCCATCAAACACAAACATTGTTGTTTGCGATCCGGCAACAGTTGTTCCTGCTAATTGTCCAGGTGCATTTTGAACAGGGGGAGTTGAAGTTAGATTGTTAATTATAATTGAATATAAAGCCTTTTGAGTTGTCCAATTCGGGGGCGCGTATTGACCATTCCCATTTTGTGTTGGGTTTTGTGTTGGCGCGATTTGTGTAACTACACTAGGCATAGACTGATCTTGTTTGAACGAGACTTCGTTTTGTGTTTATTGCAGCATGTTGTTCAACGGCGCCAATAACAATTTGTTTGATTTGTTCAGGCGATGCATTAGGTTGCATAATGTTAATATCTCCAACGCTTATACTTGTTGAACCGCCCCCGCGTGAATAATCAGAAGCATGAGAACGCAAACCTTTATCGTAAGCATCAACAGACGAGCCAAACCAACTTCCGATTTTTCCGTTATGTAAAGCATCGGCAAATTGATCAACGTTAGTTGAACCTATTGCACCGCGATAATTGCGCTGAATGTTACGAATATAATCATTACCAAATTCATTCAAAGAACCGTAGGATTTGTAATCCGTCCCGTTGCCCCCAGGAACGTTTATACCTGCAAGATTATTCAACGATCTTGCCCCGCGATTTGAAAAATTACCAGTTTCCAACGCCCATTGCGCGAATATGATACTTGGATCAACTCCCAATTGCGCCCCAACTTGTGCAGCAAGTGTCCTAGCCTGTTGCGCTGTAGTGCCCGATCCTGCCCCGGAACCGGCCCCAGGTGCGTTTGTAGCGTCCCCGGATAGGCGATCATAAGCAATGCCGCCCAAACCGCCTATAGCGGCCCCTGCAAGCATTCCTTCAGGACCGAAGAAAGAGCCAATCTTCGCCCCCGCTGCAACTCCCCCTACCAATCCAGGATTCTTAGCAACAAAATCAAACAACGGCATTGCTTTATCAAGAACCCATCCGACAAGACTTAGAACTCTATCAATCAAAGGTTCAAGCTTGATTAGAATTGTTCCTATATCGACAAATATGTGCCAAACGTCTTTGAGTATTGGTACAAGATAAGTTGAAAATTGCATAGACCATTTTGGAATATTCTTAATGATCCAATCATTAAGACCATGCAGAGTTTTAACGAAATCTCCACCGCCTAATGCTTGAAAGATATTTTTAGCAACACTAAAAGTAAAATATTTGAATTCGACTTCTAACCTAGTGAATTCAAACATAACATCCCTGATTTGTTTCATAGTACCTTCAAAATCACCGCCCAATCCACCGGCAAGTAATTTTTGATCTTTCTGCAATTGTTCGTAACGGGAATGTAATTCAGGATCAAAAGCAATTGCTTCTAAAGGTTGTCCAAGGGCATCTAATGCGATCTTTAATGATCTTGCTTGCTGAGTGTTTAAAAACATCCGTTGACCAAACAAACGATATTCTTGATCGGCCATTGCAATCTTACCAATAGTGTCTACAATTGCACCGGAAGCAGCAATGAAAATTCCAGATGCAGCGGCCCCCCATTTAGCAAGATCGGTTCCCATTTCAAGGGTTGATTTTGCAACCAATTTTTTTGCATCATTTAAGGTTTTTTCAAATTTAGAATATTGCGTCATGTTGGCATCAAAGCCAAGGCTAACAAGGTAGCTCTTTAAACTCTTTATATCACCGGCCATTGTTAACCCGCCATTCTTCAAACCGTAACTTGTTTATTGCTTGAATGTCGAGTATTTCATGCGCGATCAACAAATCCTCAAATGTATAGGTTCCGTCGATTGCTTCGTGTTGCTTCCACATTCCAGCGGCAACAGGCCGGTAAAGATAATTATCAATCGTCGGAAATGGAATATCTTCAAATCCAACGTTGTCTACTTCGTATTTCCGAATCCCCCGTTTAGAAAAAAAGGGGTTAGGTTACCTACAAGGGATTCTTTGGTTAGTTTTGCAACGGCTTGAATATCGGTTGACAAATTGAAATCGTTGAATCTTCCGTCTGCCCTTAGTACCGGAACAACAGCTTCTTCAGTACCAACCAACTTGTACTCACCGCAAACACCCAGGGCAAGTTTTTGAACTTCAACGAACAACTTCTTTTCCGAATTCATCAACAAAAATTGCACCGCTGTATCTGCAATAGATGTTGCCGCTTCAATGCGTTGTTCGTCTGTTAATTCAACTGGTGTTGAATCTGGTGTTGAATCATTGCCAGAATCGGCTATTGCTTTTCGCATGGCATCCATAAGCTTAAACAAAAGCCATGATCCATCGTCAGAAATCATTTTTCCAATTTGGTAAGTCTTATCACCAATTGGAACGTCTTTGATCTTTTCGAGTTTCATTGTGCCTTTCGCAGTAACGAAGTAACCGGCCTACAGCTTGAACGTTGCTAACTTCAGCAATCAGGGTATTTCGGGGTTACTGGTTTCCGGTCCTACTTCAAACCCTTTTTCGATACTTCGTTACTGATTAATCAAATTTGCAGCAAGCAACACCCATGTAACTTTTCCGGGGTTCCCTTCATAAGTCTTATCAGGTACCTTTGTAGGAATCAAGCCGGTTGCTGTATGCTTTGATCCGTCAACGGCGTTACTCATGGAAAGAGCAGAACCGGCCCATTGTGCAATTCCGCCGTTCGTTGCTTGCTGAACATGCAAGTTATGCCAATACAGCAAAAATTTGTGAAAAATACTCGTTTGCTGTACTTCAATGGTTATCCTGCCGCCATTACCCGCAATGAATCCAGGCACGTTTGTACCATCCGCAACAACGTCCATAACTCCATGATCGGTTGTGTTTTCGACAACGATCTTTCCAGCACCAATTTGACCGGCAAAAGCAAAGGCCCCTGCCAATGGCGAAGTCATTGCTCCGCTCAAATCTTTGAAGCTGTAAGTTGTGCCAATGCCTGAAAACAAAGAAGCAAAAGGATTAGCTAACGTTGCCATAAAACCCCCTGTTATTGCTGAACTTGAACAGCAATGATAATTTGTTGAACGGCATTGGTTTGAATTACAGCACAATAGATTGGCGCAGATGCCCTAAAGGCTGGTGTTGGAATTTGAGAATAAGAAGGCGATACATTCAAAAATCCATTCGGCAATGAGTTACCAGCTTGTAAAGCAATTGTTGCACCCGAACCACTTCCAAATTGAATTGTTTTGCCGGTCCAAATTCCAGGTGAAAGAAATCCTCTTGCAACGGATGGGCCGCAACCGTCAACATTTTCAGCATGAATTAAAACGGCTTGCCCCGAATCGTTCTGACCAACTGCGTTATACATTGCAAGAGCGTTTGCGCCAGCAAATTGAATATCGGCAACCAACATATCCAGGCCCAAAATGTTATCAAAATATTGTCCCGAACCTGTAATGCCGGTTTGATACGAATTGAACGATCCGCCGAAATTGCCGTACACATTGCCATAATTACTACCAATGGTATTATATTGCAATTGAGTTATAGGTTCAATTACCATCCCTATAAGATTTTTGTTGGTCAAGGTAAAATAACTGTTATTGAATCCAGTATTCAACCCCATCGCAAGGCCCATCAAACCAGCGGCCATGTAAGTGTTATTAGGGGCATTGTTAAATGCTGTTGATACACCGCTTGCAGTTGCAGTTGCATTAACTGACATAACACCGGCAGTTCCAACAATACTAAGCAGTGTCGCTCCAAGCGGAATACCGGCCCCCACAACGCCCTGCCCCGCAACAACACCAGTTGCAGAAGTAAGCGTTATATTAGGCGATCCGTTGATTGTTGAAATAGTCGTTGTTGCAACAGTTTGAACAGTTGTGTAAACACCTTGATAGCGATTATAATTACCCGCTTTCAAAGTAGAAAAAATATTTCCAGGTGTTCCGTTTAATGCGCTTGTGCTAGAAGTCTGCCAAAATACTTGACATACAGGTGTTGCAGTTTGCGCCCATTCAGTTAGAGCTATATTATCCCCATCTGCCGCCGCTGTTGCGGTAACAAGATACCACGAAGGATTAACAATGCGGCAAGCTTGAACAGCTTGTAAACAGGTTTCCCCAAGACTAGAAACGCTAATTGTTAAACCAGTTCCACTACCGCTTGACGTTGTTGCTAATCCAGACGCAACAGTTGCTCCGGTTCCCTGTTGAACAACGGTCAATGCACTTGGAATTCCGCCGCTTTCTGCCGAAACTTTAAAAATAGAATCTGGAACAGAAGTTATATAAACCAAATCTCCAAGAGCATAACCCGTTCCAGCAACATCAATACTAAATCCATTGATTGCTGTTAAGTCTTGCCGCCCAATTGAAAGAAAGTAAGGATTAGAAGAAGCATTCAAAAATTGTTGTGCTGCAAGATATTCAGGAGAATTAGGCGAAAATCCATAAGCAATCATTTGAGCAAGAATTGTATTTCCACCAGAAAAAGCAACAACGCGGCCCCCAGGACCATAAGAAGGAATTGTTGAGGAAGTACCTACAATCAAAGCCTGATTGAATTCCGGGGGCGCAACCGCTTGAGGTTGAATCTGAACAGTTACATCAACTAAGTTTGAAAGCGGAAGTGTTGACGTTGCCATTTCTAAACCCCCTGAATAGTTTCGCTAAAATTCCGATTGTCACTAGTCGATCCAATAACAGGAATACTTGCAACTCGAATAACTGTTATTGATTCGCAAACTTCTTCGTTAAAATCTGCCGCGAAATCCCAACGTTCCCACCATTGCCCTTCGTACAATTCCGGGTTGCGAACCGGAGTACCCAAATCAGGCATTAGGTACAACTTAGACGCTGCAAGCGTATCATGCGGAAAATCTTCAAGCAACATTGAACTAATCAAGCGCAAAGAGTCACAAGCATTAGGGCCGTAAGCAACAAAAGCAACGCGCCATTGCCTTGTATAACTACGATTCTTTAATATCTGCTTATCATTGTTTGGATCAATTTTTGTATATTGATCCCTTACGTTATAGGTTGTCGGATCAAGAACGCAACGAATAAACAACGTATCGTCGGTTATTGCAAACCCAGGTGATCCTTTTTGCGGCCATGAATTACGAACTCTTGTGTTAGCATTTGGATCATAGAAAGAAACTTGTTCCGTTGCTGTTCCTGTTGCTTCGTTTGACAACGTAATTAATAAGTTTGTACCTTCACCGGCCAAAGAAAGAATTGTTGTGCCGAAAGGAATGTTGTTACCAGAAGCGATAAATCCAGGGGCGATATTGGAAACGATCAAAGGTGTTGAAATGATAGCATTGTCTATAAGAACATTACACAATAATTGTAAGTCTGCCACAACTCCTAATATCTGAGTTATAAGCAATTGAAAGATTGTATTCATCTGCGAATCTGTTAAAGCAGAAGAAGTTTGAACTTGCCCGTTTTGAAATATCGTTATTGTAGGCATTTTATTTCACCACACTTTTAATTTCACCGCCATATTTAGCTAATAGGCGTTTAGCTTCATTTTCGTTAGTTCCTTCGTAAGTTACTCCTTCTCCGTTTGGCAACCAATGTTGCCAAAATTTTTGCTTTTTAGTATTTCTTCCTTGCTTCATAAAACCTTGCTTTTGTAAATCAGCAAATCTATCTAATGGAGATACGCCATCCATCGCAACAGCGTACAAATTGTTTACCAATTTTTGATGATCCATCACTGACCACTCTTTCTAACACCAATTGCCTTATAGTAACCAAAATCTTCCCAGGGGAACACCTTAACAATACGATAAATTTGATTCTGCCATGTAATCAAATCGCTTATTCCTGCGTTCGGGTCTGTTGGGCCGTCTGTATGAGTTTCATAAATAACTTGTTCGGAATGAAAACTCATAGCGCCTTTGACGCGATCCCCTTCAGGAACTTGTTCTAATTCTTCAGGTGTTGAAGGTTGAACAATTCCAAACCAATTAATCGACTCGGTGTTATTAATCCAATTGCCCAATTGCCATGATCCGCCGTTAGATCTTGTAACAGTCAAGGCTTGTGCGAAATCAGGATCACTTACAATTGAAGCAAGATTGATCATCGTTCTTGTGACTCCAAAAGCAACTTACCGCAAGGTTCGCAGTAAGTAACACGATGTTTACTTACACCAGTACAACTTAATCTTTTTGGAATTTCGGCGTAATCAACCATCATTAAAGCATTAATAAGAATAGGTTGATCACATTCGTTACACACTTCGCCAGCAAAATAAACGGGCACAAAATGTAAATTACGTTCGTTCACTTCATTTCCTCAACATGAGTAATTGCTCTTCGCATTTCCCCCTTATCAATCAAAGGCGTATTAATACCGTCTAGTTCAGTTGTTCCATACAAAGGCATATGTTCGTCAACAGAATTCAACACTTTCAATGCCTTTCTTAACCTTTGCCCTGTTAACTTTGAAAGCTTGCGTTTTATTGTTTCGGGTGAATTTTGCCGCCATCCGTTTCTAGGATCAACAAACCATTTCTTAGCGCCGTTTGCCCCCAGGGTTCCAACCTTTTTCAACATTTCTAAAGCTAGTTTATTTTGACCGTCTAACACTAACCCCGCCGCTTCGTGTAATCCATCTTCAAGAACTTCGTGATTTGCTTCAATACTAGGTTCAATAACCGCCCTAGCTGGAATTTTACGAAGCGGAGAACCGTTAGTATGAACAAAAAGCAATGCAGCGTTGGTTATCGATTCGCCTTTGCGGAGTGTTTCCGCTTCAGGAATGCCTACAAATACTTTTGCATTTTCCAAGATTCCAATTGCTTCTTTAATGAAAGAAGCATCGCCACTTTCGGTAACTGTTAGTGTTGGATTCAAGGCCACCATTTATTAAGAATGTCAAAAGGCTTCAAAGGTTTCCAACCCCTTGACATTCTTATTCCGTTGATCATTCGTCGTTCATACATTGCAATCAAATCTTCTTCAGTTGCAACGCCGTATGGTTCAATGTACAAGAGGAAAATCATAACTCTTCGGGTGGGCATTCATCTTCTAAATTGTCTTCATTTGCTTCTGTTCCGCATTCCTCACAAACGGTAACTGGTTCAGTAGGATCGTTACCACCAGCGGAAGTTGAAGGATAAAATTTCCATTGATGTTTCATTGTTTATCCTTTCCTAAAGTAACAACATTGGCCCCGAACCAATCGCCTTTGCGTAAGTAGCAAATTGTTGTCCAGGTAAAGTTAATTGAAACGATCCCCAATCTTCCAAGCCTGTTATTACAGACATTCCTACCGAAACATCACCGGCACTCTTGGAAGTCTGAATTCCAATTGCCAATCCAGCGGCAACTACTTGACTTATGCTACTTCCCGAACCTTGAGCAAAGGAACGCAAAAACATGATGCAATTGTGGGCAATGTACCAACCCATTGCAACATACCACAATTCGCACCATCTTACGGATTGAATGGAAGCAGAAGCAACATTAATAAAAGACTTCAAAATTGGTATTGGTACAAGCGGATTTGTATAAACTTGAAGTGTTTGAACTCCAGTCAACATTGTTGGATTGGAAATTGTCATTGAAGGATTACTACCAAATTGGACAAGTACATTAACACCATCGGCAGTTGCCGCTTGCGAAAGAGTTACTGTACTTCCAATAACATTCAATACAACCGATCCGCTTTGAATTCCAGGACCGCTGCAAGGTTGACCGTTCACAATCCCAACAGAACTTATTACAACAATATTTATTCCACCGTTTTCAGTAATCGCTGTTGTTCTAATAGGTCCAGGCGTTAAACTGAGGATATTTGATCCCGCTACGATCCCCGGCCCTGCCACAAGTTGCCCCGCTGCCAGTCCCGCGACACTCGAAAGGTTGGATATTACCCCCGTAGTGCCGTCAAGCGTTCCTTGGACGTTTATAGGGGTTCCGGTAAATTGGGGATGATATGTGAGGAAATCGCTAACGGTATAAGGCGGATTACCACCAATAGCAACGTTAGAAGCGGAACCGGCAAGTGCCAGCAACGCAGAAGCTTCGCCGCTTCCATCGCCCCAACCGTATATTTGATTGATGAATTGATTTAAATCTTGATAGGCCATTATTTGCCTAACGTAAGACCCGCCGCCGATGCGCCCCAACCCATTGTTTTAGGTTCGTCAATCTTTGAATTCTTTGCCTTGTCTTTCTTCGATTCGCTCAAAACTTGAACAATCCGAATTGAACCATCGTCAACAGCCAATGTAAACAAATCCTCTTTGGCAATCCAATCTGGAACAAGTTGAGGTTCAAAAGATGGATAAACACGAAATTCTTCTTTTACAATAGCGACCTTTTCACCCGTCTTTGCATTGTCAAGAATTTCATGTTGTTGGAAGTGGAACGATTTTCTGCAAATTATCTGCATTTGTTTTCCCTTTCATATGGTTAAGGGTGCGTAAATAACGCACCCTTGTTTCTCTCGATTTCAGGATGGTTTAGGCAATCCCATCCAAGTAGTAGAACGATTGACCGCGAAGGAATTGAACTTGACCAATACAACCGTTGAACAAGGTAACATAGGCCCCGCCCTTATCCACCGTTGGAAGAGTGAATACCTTTCTTGCCGGTTGTGGCGCTTGCAACTTCACATTCTTTTCATCGTTGCGATAGAACACCGCCCTTGAAGTTCCACCGGCCCCCTGCGTTGAAATCCAGGGGTTTGCAAGCGGTTTAAACTTGAAGTCAACACCGGATGCCTTTGCAATGTTGTTTGCTTCGATGTAAGCGCCTACACTTTGATAACCGCCTACAGTTCCAAGAACGAATGGTTGGAAAAGTTGATTGAAAGCGTTGTAATCAATCAAACAAGAATCAGGATAAGCAGCGTTGGCATAAACCGCTTGCCCAATTGCCGCCGCCAATGCTCCGTTAACATCAGCTTGAATTTGAAGCGGGGTTTTGTTCGCCCAAAGTCTTGACGATCCTGTACCAGTTGCCGCTGCAAGCGCCGATGTAATGTTTGAGTTATTTACCAATCCAGGTTGACCCAACCAACCATTGTAGGTAATAACTTCCATTGCTTTATTCCAGACTTCCTGAATACCTTCTTCAAGAAGACTCTGCAACGAGAATGGAGCAGGTTGGCCGCTTGCTGAAGCCTGTTGCAACTTTTCCAAATCAAGAACAGTAATTGTAAACTTCTGTCCCCAAAGCCATGTTTGCCAAACACCCTTGATAACGTTGACTTGCACTTCAGGAATGTCTGTGCTGTTGGTATCCTGCAAACCGTATTGATTGCCGCCCGTTGTTCCAAAATCAGATGCGTATTGCGTCAAGTAATCGGGGAATCCACCACCGTACTTAATGGTAATATCCCTCGGATGTGTCATTGAAGACAAAGGCTTCACCAATTGGGGCGAAGCCAATTCAAGTTGAGAATTCAACCATGCAAAAGAACCCGAACTTGCGGCATCGAAAGCAACCGAACCTGTTCCGCTTTTTGAAAACATAATTGTTATTCCTACCTTTCGTTAGTTTGCTTTCAACACCATTCAATGCCGCTAATTAAGCAGCAACTCTATTTTTCAGTGTGATTTCGGCAGTGTTATTGCCGTCAATAACCCCGGTTGTGAAAACAACATCCGACAATCCAACAGTTTTCAAAGCCGAAACTGTGATTGCAAATGAATCGGATGTGACAAAAACAACCGATCCTTGTGTAAGCAAGAAAGAAACATACTTACTTGAGAAGTAAGAAGTTTTTCCAGTTGTTGCAACGATGGAACCATACCCAAGAACGTTACCAGCGGCATCGGTTACTTTGTATGCCGTTCCGCTTGTAAACGTTACGGTGTAAACTTCATCTTCCGCCGCCGCTCCAATTGCAAGTTGGGTTGCTGTTCCGTTACCCGTTCCGGTCAACACTGCCGCAATGGTTCCATCGGCAACAGCTTCAAACCCGCCAACAACACCGGCAGGAATTGCGCCATTCAATGCCGTGCGAACAAACACCGGATTTTGTGTAATTGGAGTTCCGTTGTTGATTGTAACGGTAATTGAACCGCGTTCAAAAATACCAGCAATTTGGCCTTGTGCGAAAGAACCAATATAAGGATTCGCGCTACCAATGTTACCCAATGTTCCATAGGTAAGATTGGTTTTCACATTGCGAACCGCAACCCCGGCAAAAGACGATGGTTGAAAGTTTCCACCGGCTGCAATGAAATCAGCAATGCTTTGAACAGTTCCGCCTGTTGAATCTGGAATGATCACAGCACCTTGACCAAACAACAGCGGATTTGCAGTATTAATGTTAACTTGACGGGAATGAACATAACGATCATCACCACGCGAAGGGGTTCCAGGAAACCCAAGATTCAACGCAAGAACTGGAATTGAACCACCAAATCCGCCGTATGTACCCATTTCTAAATCCTCCGTGACAATGTGTTAAACTGTTGCCGATTTGAAGTTAATTCCTCTGATTGAATCTCGCTGCATTCGCCTTTGTTGCTTCGTCAATTGCAGCATTTGCAATTTCCTGTTGGGTTTTCTGCTTTGCAGCATCGGCCCCAACGGTTGCCGCCGCCTTAGCAACAGCGCTATATCCGCCCTTACCAGTTGACGAACCAGCAACGATTTTAACAGCGGTATCAAATGCGCCAATTGCTGCTTTATTTTTGGATGCTGCAATGAAGGGTTTGAGACTCTTCAACACCGCAAACGCACCAGCCTTGTAAGAAGCTTCGTCCGT